CTACGCACGTCCAACCAGGTGCTTCACACTCCTGTACTTAAGACCGTTTTTATCAAGTCCCATATACAGAAAGGTGTTCACCGTCTTCGTGTTTATCCCCATTTCACGGGCAAGATGGCAGGGCTTTGACTCCCGGTACACGTATCCAAACATCACCACCATCTCGGACATCGTCAGAGGTCGCGCATACGTATTATGTACCCACTCACCATTCCGGATTTTCCTGTACGTCTCCAGGCGCCCCGTAACATCTTCCGCATCAATCTGAAGATAACGGCGTCCCTGAAACATGCAGCACATCAGCCTGCCAAGGAGGGCATCACAGATTATCACCCATGACTCATCATGTGCCGGTACACTCTTCCTGTTCTCTGGTGTAAAAAACTCCCTCGCCAGTATTATCCTGTACCCCTCAAGCATCTGCTGCAGGCCATACTCCAGATAACGGTTGCGGGTCGCCAGAATCACTTTCATCGCTGTCACCTGTTTCATGCTCACATGAGAAAAAACGGCAGGCAAAACTCCACGCCTGCCGTCATGCTTCATGTCACTGTCAGCAATTAAAACTCGAAGTTAACGCCCATGTTGTAGGACACATCGCCATCACTCGCTGCAATACCCGCTTTCGCTGCGGTCTGCTCGTTGAAACGGTAACCAACACCTACAGCAATCGCCTGTTTATCGCTGTAACCACCCAGGGCTGCCGTGGCGTTGAATTTCCCCACACTGTACGGCTGGAAAAGACCCGCCAGCGCTGCATTCTGTGCTGCTGCACGCTTCATCTCTTCGTGGTTTTCACGAATCTGGCGCTGCTGGCTGTTCAGGCGTGCATTATGCTCCTGCAACTGGCGAGTATTGGACTGAATAGCCTGTGTATTTTTAGTAACCCGGCGGTCAACGCTACCAACTGCAGCATCAATACGGTCTGTTCTGCCGGACAGAGCAACGAGACCGTCATTAACAGCAATCGTTTTTGTAGCACCATCAGCGCTGGTCAGGGTTCCGTCCGCATTCACACCAACGGTGGTTCGGGAATCAATTTTATTCGTATTCGCAGCCGTTGCTGCATCAATGATATCTGTGCGGGATGAAAGCTCACCAACTTGATTTTTCAATGCAGGATTTACAACAGTATTAGACATGTTATAAATTTTATCGTAAATACGCTGTACTTCAGCCTCATCCAGCTTATGGCTTTTATTTTCACCAAGTTTAAGACCTTCAGCCATACGGGCAAAGTCCTTCAACACAGGCTCATGAACGGTATATCCTATTTGCCCGTCCTTGCTCAGCACAAAAATATTGCCGTCATTACCGAAGTGAAATAGAACATCATCTTTTCCATTTTGCACATATCGCACAACTCCCCGGTGAGATGACTTACTGTAATAAACTTTGAATTTGCTACCGAATACATCCTGTTTCGCGTCATCCACTAAGACGCTATACTGCGAGTCACTCGGATATACTGATACCTGTGCAAAAGCCCCAGCACTCACAACCAGAAGCCCAGCCAGAGAAGATGACAGAAGTGTCTTTGTGAATTTTTTACTCATTATGGATATCCTGTTAAATTATCTGTATACAAATCAGCCGCAACACCTCACACTCATAAAGAAATATGATTAATCACGACTTCATTCAGGATATTCCGAAAATAAATTTAAAAATTAATTTAATAACTTTGGGATTTGTCTTACATTATTCTGGGCATACTTACTCAGGCCCACGGCTACACCGCCGGAACAGACACCAGAAAAAACTTACTCTTATCCAGCATGCTGTGTCACATCTGCTTACACTGTAATTTATGAGAAAAATCTCAATAGCAGTAAAAAGTAACAGTTCAGTTAAAGTGTAATATTTACCTAAGTAACTTTTCCTGTGTATTACCGTGAAGGAGCATAATTGGTTATTGGGCGTTCTCCTTCCATAAAAATACGCAGTGTCCTCCTTTCCAGATTACGGATTACCCCAGCCAACCCTGTATGCCAGTATCTCATCCGCACTGGTCAGCTTTTCCAGCTCCTTCTTCATGGTGCGCTGCCGGACGTGGATTTCCATCCCTTTGGTGAACATCGCCTGCCCTGCCGCTTCACTCAGCGCTATAAGCTCTTCTGCTGTCACCTCCACATCATTGTTTTCCGCATCCGTCCAGAAAAACGCCTCCGGCAGTTTCCCCGCTTTCGCTGCCGCCACCGACGGCTCAAGACGCGTCTGCGTTGACTTCCCGTAGTCCCATTTACGCCCATTGTGCTCAAACGTGTAGTTCGCCGCTTCCATCGCATTACGCCAGGCGTTAATTTCATCGCCCTTCATCCCTCGCGCTTTCTCCGCGGTCAGCAGGTCCGTGATTTTCTCCCCGTCAAAACCCCAGCGCCCCGAGATGTCAGCTTTGCGGTTTTCTTCCGTATCCGCCACCTCCACCACACTCTGGTTCACAGGCCACAGAACTGATGCCACCCTGCCGATGCCGGTAATGACCCCGGCACTGTTATAAACCACCTTCAGCGTCTCTGCTGAAAATAACGACTGACACTCATACCAGTCCTGACCATCCTCTGATTTCAGGTACATCGCACCCGGCACATCCGGATTTTCCGGCGTGTATTGTCTGAAATTCTTTATGTGCATCTGTAAGTCCTCCCGGTTACATGTCTGAAAGATTATGCGCTTTATAATGGAAAATACTCAAACCCCGAAGCTCCTGACGACACATACTCACCCACGCTGACTGTACGCCACTGAGAACCATCAAATGTCACCTGAAGCGGCCTGTAAGATACCCTGTCAATAAGGGTTTTGTTTCCGTCGTTGTAACCGCCAATCCCCGTAATCATCGCACCAATATCCAAATCCACTGCCCATGTAGTGCTGTCTGTTTGCGGCGCATAAGTCTGTTTATTACCCAGCCTGATACCCACAACCCGGCTCTTCCCGTCTGATGCCCCGGGCGGCCCCATCGGCCCGGTTTCTCCACGCTCACCTCTGGGACCGGGGTCTCCTTTCTCCCCTTTCGGTCCCTGCGCTCCCCGCGGACCAGCGGGGCCTGTTGCTCCCGTTTCACCTTTCGGACCCTGTGCTCCGGGGTCACCTTTCTCTCCTTTCGGACCGGGAACACCACCTCCTGCTGCAGCCTCTTCTGCCTTTGTTTTCGCTTCATTTGCCACATCCATTGCCGCCTTCACGGCCTTCGGCGTGGCTGCCTTTGTTTCGTCATTACTGCCAGTATCACTGCTTAACTGCACCACACCTTTCTGCGTCGTGCTGGCATCCCGCTGGCTGACCGTATCCGGTTTGTTTTTTGTGCTGTAATCCACCCGCCAGTGGAAATACTGTGTGTCGCCGTAAACCGTACAGGTACAGACCGTGCCATTAATAAACCCCGTTGCACCGTATTCGCCAATGGTGACCCGGACTATGGCTGCGTTATACGTCCCCATCACCTCAATGGCGCAGCCACCCAGATTGAGTTTTCCCGGTCCGACATCCGTGATGACTTTATTCATTACCGCAGGCAGTGATGCCTTCATCATCCAGTAAGGCTGGTCAAATGCCCCTTTTTCTTTCAGCCAGGCGACAAACTCACTCGTGGTCCATTCACCGGCCCCCGTATGAATGTCCCGCCCGTATACTCTGGCTGCTCCCACGGTGTTCAGAAACTTCACCTTATCCGGGATATCGTCACCGTTTTTCGCTTTCTCCAGGCATCCGTCCGCTTTGTCCATTGCCGCTTTCACCGCTTTCGGGGTGGCTGCCTTCGTTTCATCATCACTGTCCGTTGTGCTGCTTAACTGCACAATTCCCTTCTGTGCCGTCGTCGCATCCGGCCCTCCCGGCTCGCCTTTTTCGCCCTTCTCTCCCCGTTCACCTTTCACACCCTGAAGCCCCTGTGGTCCTGTCTCACCACGCTCACCCTTTGGCCCCCGCTCGCCGGTATCGCCTTTTGGCCCGGGAATACCCTGCGGCCCGGTGTCCCCCTTATCCCCCTTCGGTCCCCGCGCATTCTCTGCCCGTTTTTTTGCCTCCTCCGCACTGGCCGCTGACGCTTCTGCACGTTTCAGGATTTCCGCTGCCACCGCTTCCAGCTCTGCAAGGGCTTTCGGGTAATACTGTGCGTCCTCCAGGTCCATCAGAAATTTATTCAGCGTTCCCGGTGCAGAATCCGCCTTCACCAGAATGTCACCCACATATGACGGCGCGTACCCTTCCGTGTTCAGCGTCACCCGGTACAACCCCGGCTCAACATCCATACTGTAACTGCCGGTTTCCCCCGGCTGACCATACGCCACCGTGGTGACAATCACCGTCTCCGTTGTGCGGCGCGCTTTCAGCTCTATCGTGCATCCCGGTACCGCTTTTCCCGTACCATCCTTCAGCACACCCGATATTCTGACTGTCATGGATTTCCCCCATAAAAAAACCGCAGTACCGGTTTCCCGGCCTGCGGTAATATTTGTGGTTTGTTGGTGTTAAAACGGTGCCATCCGGCTGACCACCCTCAGCAACCGGTCGGCGGGGGATATTCTCCCCCGCCACGGTTTCTTACTGCTTACACTGTAAGAACGCCGCAATCTCCGCGCCCGCTATCCGGAACCGGAACTCGCACAGTGAACTGTGGGTGATCCAGATAATGAGCACTACCGTGATACAAATCACGGTGGTTTTTAACGGTTTTTGCGACATAAACGCTTGCTCCTTTTACGGAGAGGCGCTAACCTTTCACTTGCTTAGGATGAATGGTCAGGCCTCGGGTTAAACATGAATGTTTGCCCGGGGCCTTTTCACATCCGGCCTTCAGGTGTTCCCTCCGGCCATCAGCCAAAGGCACCCGCGCATACTGTACGGTTTTTGTCTCCTTCCGGCAATCCCGGGGCGCGATGTTCAGCGGATACTGATCCCCGCGCTGTTTTTCTTCACCACTATCGCCTGAAGGTTACTGATACGTGAACTGCCAAAACTCCCGTTCTGACGTCGTGAACTTACGGTAAAACTCAGGGTGATATGACCATGACCGGCTGGCATATCGATGATCCCGCTGAAAATTCCCGGATCTGTCACTGACCTGCCTGAATAAATCCGGCGTCCGTTCTGATCAACATGCAGGAAGCACTCTGTCCAGATGTCATTACTGGTGCGGGATTCCTGTTTTGACCCGACATAGATTATCGGCGGGATTATAATCTGCCGGTCAAAGCTGTGATCGTCATACACCGTCAGCGTTCGTGTACCGTTCGCAAGGTAACTACCATCCACCGGAAAAGCCACCCCTGCACATTTCACAAGATCACCAATAATGTTCTCCGCTTTCAGCGTGCCATTTATCGTACAGTTCTCCGCTATCACGACATTATTGAGCGTGCCCGAGTTCGCACTGATATGTCCGCTGATGTCCGCATTGCGGGCCGTCAGCCTGCCCTCCGGCGTCAGGGAGAACGTCGGGGGATTGCCGGACGAGGTGATGCTCACTGCAAACAACCGCTTCAGGAACACATCGTTCATGAACAGCTGATTCCCCTGCGCCACAAACAGCGGCGTGGTGTTGCCGTTCTCCGGGTTAATCATCGCGATACGGTCCGCCTGCAGCAGTATATTGCTCAGGGGCTGGCCATCAGCATCCTCAATCCCCGCACCTATACCGGCAACATACGGAATGCCGTTTTTTGTTTTCTGCACCTTCAGCATGTACAGCGCAGCCAGGTCGTTATTTGTGTCTGTCTGCACCCGCTGTATCTGCTGTATGGTGGCACTCTGGTCTTCCAGAGTTTTACTGACCGTCTGCGTGATTTCATTGCGGGTTTCGGTGATGGTGGTCTTCATCTCCGCCATCTCATCGTCAAGCTGGCTGTTATCAATCAGCTCCCACATCCCCTGTGCCAGATGTGTCTTCCCGATTTCTCCTCTGAAAAAGTCCAGATACCCTTCCGCATCATTGCTCGCCCGGCCACTGGCTTCCACAAACGCAGATTTCCCCACCAGGTTGACGCTGCGCACATAAAACCAGAAATCCCTCCCCGGCTTAATGTGCGGGCCGGAGACACTCCACTGGCTGCCTGTCCCCAGATAACGGGCAGAGATTTCCACCTGTGCCGTGTCCGTGATGCGTTTTTCTGAGAACCAGAATTCATACTGTACCGTCGGGTCATACACCGCCAGCACCGGTACTGCTGTTATCTGATAATACCCCGGCGTCAGCTCAATGCTGTCCGGTGCTGCCGGGGCGTTAATCCGGAACGTGGTGGTGGCAGGTTCGCCCTGCTGGCCGTAGCTGTTTATCGCCCTGACCGTCAGGGTGTATTCCCCCAGAGGCAGGCCACTGAAACGGTGCTCCGTGTCGGCAGTGATGGCGGTGGTCACCAGGCGGCTGTTTTCACCACTGCCACTGGTCAGGCGCAGACTGAAGCGCACGCCCTTCACCACCCGCGGCGTGTCCCATTTCGCCAGCGCCAGATACTGGCCGTCTGAGGCACTCACCTCCACCGTGAGGTGCTGCACTGCCGGCGGGATGACGCTGTTCAGTGAACCGGACAGCGGCTCAAAGCGGGCCCCGTTATCCACGATGGCTTCTTTTTCCGGTATGTGCTGCACTGCCGTGATGGCAAAAGTGCCGTCCGTGTTTTCCCGGATGGAAACACAGCGGAACAGGCGACGACGCAGTGACGGCAGGGAGAGTCCCCACACACCGTATGTCTCCATGCCATCCGGCAGGACGCTGACCTGTATCCGGTCAGGGGCGGGGTGTGCAGTGATGTCCACGCGCACCGGCTTACCGCTGCCGTTAATCAGGTTCACCGTCGATGTACCTGTCTCCGGCAGGGTCACCTCACGGTCCAGCGTCAGGGTGCGACTGGCGGCATCCATGGACAGGATGCGTCCGCCGGTCAGGGTCCCGGCGTAGTCGTTATCACAGATTTCAATGATGTCACCGGGTGTGTGCCGCAGCCCCTGTGACCCGAGCGTGAAATCCACCGTCTGCGTTTCCAGCAGTTCGGTCTTTATCACCCACAGTCCGGCACGGTGGGCCTGACCGCGGCTGGTACAGCCAAACGCATCCATCTTCAGCAGATTGCGTCCGTAGCGCAGGATGGCGTCCGGGTCTTCCACCAGTTCCGTGGAAGTCTGCCAGCCGTTCTGCGGGTCAGTGTAATTCACCTCCACCGCCGTGTGCCGGTCCTTCAGGGCACTGAAGCTGTAGCGGAACCCCACGCCGTTATCATCCACCACCACATCGCTGTTGGTGTACGGCCACACCACATCCGACGGGCGGTCCTGAACGAACGTCAGCGTCTGGCCGTTCCATACCGGCATACAGCGCATCGCCGAGCAGAAATCCCCCAGGACATCCCACACCTTACGCTGCTGTGACAGGTACGCATTAAAGGTCATCCGCGGCTCTGTGCCTCCGAAACCATCCGGGACCGTCTGGTCGCAGTACTGCCCGATGGCATACAGTGCCCACTTGTCCACATCCGCGGCCCCCAGGCGTTTTCCCATCCCGTAGCGCGGGTGGGTCAGCATGTCCCACAGGCACCAGGCCGGGTTATTGCTGTATGCCGGTTTCAGACTCCCGTCCCAGATACCGCTGTAGGTGCGTTTTTCCGGGTCATAGTTTGACGGCACCTGGATGATGCGACCACGGATATGGTAGTTCACCGTCAGCTGCTGGCCACCAAACTGCTCCGCATCCACCAGCAGCCCCACAATCGCCGTGTTCGGGTAGCACTGTTTCACATCGATGATTTCGGTGTATGACGACCACAGCGTTCTGTTCTGCAGCTGGTCCGTGGTGCTGTCCGCCGTCTCCCTGACCATCCGGATGTTAAAGGGGCGCTCAGGGAGATTATTCAGAATCACCGACGTCAGGTACTGCGAGGTAGTCTTGCCGTTAATGGTGATATCCTTCTCCGTCACCCAGTTACCGTTACGCTCAAGCTGAATCAGCAGGCGGACAGAAGAGGGGTTACGGTCACCCTTTGAGGTGGTCTCCACCAGTGACTGCACCCCGAAGGTGACCCGCAGACGGTCAATGTTCGCTGACGTGATGGTGCGCGTCACCGGCTTTGCCTTCGTCACCTCCACGCCCAGTGCGGTTTCCGCCCCGGAGGACTCAAAGCCTTCCGGCGGTGTCTGCTCCTGCTCCCCGGCACGCCAGACGGCGGTCACACCGTGTATCACAGGATTACCGTCCGTGTCCGTCAGCGGGGTTTTGTTCACCAGAATACTCTGCAGTCCCTTCACCGGACCTTCCACCGGTCCCTCACCAATGGCATCAATCACGCTCATCATCTGCGTTGATTTGAGATTGTCCTTCGCCTCACGCGGTGTGTGCCCCTTGCCGCCCCCTTTACCCACACTGTCCCCCTCTCCTGTCTGATGTCTGAATCTGTTTATGCCCAAAAACAACAGGCACCCCGGAGGGTGCCTGTGTCATGACGGAATAAAATTTCTGAAACTCTTCACATTTCCGGCAATTGCCTGTAGCCGCAATAATGACGCTGCGTTACTTTTTTGATGCCTGAAAAATAACTCCATAAAGTTAATCTTCATCGTTCTCTCCCGCAGCTCCGCTAACTCTGCGGGATTTTTTTATTTTCATCCCCGCCCGATAACCACCACTTTCCCGTCACCGCCCTCATCACGGGTGCTGATGTCCTGGGATATCCGTCGTGAACCAACCAGCATTTCACCGTAAGGCACCGGCATCGGGTTACCCTGAGCAATCATGTTGTCCAGTGACGAAAAATACGTGTTCTGTTTACCGTTATCCGTACTTTTGTATTCCGGCGTCTTTGCCTTCGGGGCCAGCATCTGGGCCACACCACCCAGAATCATGCTGGCCCCCAGTGAGAACAGCATCGTGGTGGCAGTCAGCCCTCCGGCACTCAGGGCTGCGCCCCATGCCGCCAGTGTTGCACCACCAGTGAAAAATGACCCGACAATCGCTGCAACCCCCAGCACAACCTGAAAAACACCATTTCCCCCGGCCCCTGCCAGCCGCGGTACAATATGAATCACGGCCCTCCCGCTCAGTGGCTCATGAAGACGGGCATACACCGCCTCCGGCGCGGTATCCTCACCGGCAATACGTATCTGATACCAGCCTTCGTTCATCTGACAGCGGAATCCCGGCACCTGCAGCGACAGGGCACGGATGGCCTCCGCTGCCGTGTTCACATACAGGCTGATGCGGCGACCAAATCGTTGTAAATCCCCGTGAAGGCAGATGCGGACCAGTGGCGGTGACGCCAGACAGAATGCGTTCGTCGTTGCCATTTCTCTGAATACCTCTCCCGTTTACTCAGTTGTTCAGGTATATGGTGAAGCAGTTCACCGTTGCCACAGTAAATGGCGGCATGATTCGGCACCGATGCGCCAAAGCAGCACAGCAGAATATCGCCTGCCTGTGCACGGGACGGAGACACCCGGTAAAAGCCGTTTTCCGCCAGGTTGTCCAGGTACAGGTTCTGACCGTTGCGCCACCAGTCATCCTCACGCACAAAATCCGGCAGCGTTATCCCCGCCAGATGGTAAGCATCCCGGAACAGGGTGTAACAGTCCGTCACACCGTGTTCAAAGCGCCGTCCGGTCAGGTGCGGCACACAGCGGAACCGGTGAATGTCACCCCGGCAGACCAGCCACCAGGGCAGGGCACTCTTTATCTGCAGCCGCCGGTCCGCCTCGCTCAGCCAGGGCAGTCCACCGGGATGACTGTGGACCAGCGCCACAATCTCCCCCTGCATCTGTGCCTGCAGCCAGTCTTCCGGTGCAATACGAAAATACGCCTCCGGCTCTGCGGAGATATTCACGCAGGGCTGGTACCGTTCGCCCTCCGGGGTGCTTATCACGAAGCCGCACGACTCCGCTGGCGCACACCGCCGGGCATGCGCCAGAATCGCTGATTCAGTCTGTGTCATAAAACGGGATTTACTGCGAAAGTTTATTAATGGAAAGGAAACCGCCGAAATTAGCCACCATGCCGCGCATCTCACACCCGCGCATGCATTTACTGCATCTGTCCTTCCGGATATCCGTGGTGGGGTTGTCGAACTCATCCGCCACTGCCGGACCGTTATACCCGCATTCATCGCCCCGGTAATCCCACATACAGGTGTTCGCCAGCATGATGCGACCGGGAAACAGCGCACCGTCCGTCTCCGTCGGTGTCGCCAGCACAAACGAGGCCGTCATGGCCGTCAGCGCTGATAACTGCTCCACCACCCACCGGTCCGTCAGCTCCTGCTCCGGGTCTGCCTCCGGATTCCCCGCCACAAAGTTCACCGCATCAAGAAAACGCGCATACACCCGGCGGCGGACCACCGTGGCACCCACCAGGCTCTGCAAATCCTCCGCCATCCCGGTGACAAGGCTGAAAAGATTGGACACCGTCAGCGACGGGCGGGCACTGCTGCCCTTTCCGTTCATCTCAAAGCCGCTGCCCTCAATCGGGTACGCCTGATATTCACGCCCCTGCCAGGTCACCGGCTCCCCTTTTTCATTCAGCTCATTGCAGAAAAAATACCGCTCACCGCCCTGCACCGTCAGGTCGATTTCCCAGAGCACCACCCGCGGTGACTGCTCTGACTTAACCGACTCGTTCAAGCTTTCTTCGTGAATATCCTGCATCAGTTCACCACCTGCTCTATCGTGCAACTGAAATCACTGTACCGGGCGTTATCCGTAACACTCCACTCCCGGCACACCACCCTGACCGTCCGGTTATGTTTCGGGGGCTTCCACAAAAAAGCCCGGTAACCACCATGCCATGACAGAAACGCGGACAGTGCCTCCCGCTCAGCATCCGTTGTCACCCGAAAAACCACCTGAAAGGTCTTCAGTTGCGCATTCAGTCCTGCCGGACGACGTTGCTGATAACCGTCGCCAAACTTCACCGTCATCACCGACGGTTTCTCCGTCACCTGCATCCCTTCCCGGGGACACCAGTGAAGGGTCTTAATCTCATCCACTCAGCATTCCTCCGTCACGACGCATGGATAACATCACCGCCTGTACCCGCTGGTCAATCAGTTGCACAAGGGTGCCCGCCGCTTCCGGCCCTATCTGCCCGTTAGCGCCGTCATTCTGAATGACGATGTGGTACACCGGGGAATACACCAGACCCGCACTGCCGTTCATGCGGCCCACCGCACGCACGCCGAGTGAACCATCCGCTGCCCGGGTCAGGGGCATGATGGCTTCAGGTCCGGCCTCCCCCATCAGCCCTGCCCCTTTTGCAAAGGCAAAGTACGTGGGCGTGTCCACAATACTGTTGCTGTACGCACTCAGGTTTGCCGAGGTATACACGCCGCCTTTTGCATTGGCCACCGCGCCACCCAGCCAGTTACCTATACTGCCGAAAAATCCTCCTGCACCGGACATACTGTTTGCCGCCATCTTAATGCCGTTGACAATGGCCGCATTCATAAGAACTTTTGATATTTCCTGCAGGATTGATGCAGCCCAGCTGCGCCATTCCACTTTATTTCCGTTCAGCATCTCCGTGATGTTATTCACCATCCCTGAGATACCGTCTGTCGCAAGCTGTGCTGCCTGTGAAGCGTAATCTGATGCGCTGTCCACCCAGTTACTTAACCCTTCCTGCAGCCCTTTCTGCCAGTCAGCACGCTGCGCATCCGATTCGGCATAAAAGGCTGCCTGGTCCTTAAGGCGTTCGCTCAGATACTGCGCGTTCTGTGCCCGTGCCTGTCTGTAAAAATCCTCACTGATATCCCCGGTCTGATACTGAGACTGAAGGTCCGCATCCTTCTGGCGGAAGCTGTCGCGGATCTGCTGCAACTCCCGCATGCGTTCCCTGGCTCGTTCTCCCTGCCCGTATCCCAGCAGTTCGGCTTCATTTGATGCACGCGCAGCCACATTATCATTTTTCAGGGTCTCCTCCCGGGCCCGTAACTGCTCCCGGATTTTCTTCTGGTCAATCAGGGCAGCATTGCGCAGCAGCTCCTGCTTCTGCATCTCCGTCAGGGTTTTCAGCTCGCCCTGCGAGGTCTGGTACTTCAGCTTCGCCAGTTCTGTATTCTTCCCTGCCAGTCCCAGTTGTTCCTTCTGCTGCTTCAGCAGACGGGAAAAACTGTCTTCCGCTTTTTCCGTCTCTGATTTTCCGCCCCGGGATTTGGGTTTATTCGCCTCATTATTGCGCCAGGCTTCCATCGAATTACGGATGTAACGCTGCCTCGCCTCCTGATACATATCCCCCACCAGACCAAGGTCATCCGCTGCATACCCCAGCCGGGCACGCTCTTTTTCTTCCCCTTTCAGCCGGGACAGGGCCAGTTGACGCTCTGTGTTATTCAGGGCGCTCTGCTGTTTATCATCCAGAGTGGCCTGTGGCAGTCGCAGCGGTACACTCGCCAGTCCCTGACGCTGTTGCAGCAGTTCATTACCCAGCCCCAGCAGGCGGTTGAATTCCGTATGCTGACCGTTCATGACCAGCAGTGACTGATACGCTTTATTCTGCTCTGCTGCCTGCTGACGAATTAACACAACACGGCGCTCTTCCAGTCCGGCAAGCACATCCTGAATGGACTGCGCTTTTTCCTGCATCTGTGCCAGGCGGGACTGCTCAACAGCAAACTGCTCTGTTGCCTGAGCAAGCTCTTCCGTTACAGTTTTCACCGATGTCAGATGGTTTATCATGAAGCCGTTACCGGTCGTCCAGCCCGGATTAGCCAGCACATACTGATACCCGGCGATTTTTTCCTGCAGGGATTTCACCCGGCTGGCCTGCTCATCAATCAGCCGGTTCTGCTCTGTCAGCGCCTCCCGTGTTCGCCCTTCGTTATCTGAGGCTTCAGGCAGAGACATTGATGGCGTTTTATGCGCGATTTCATCTATCGTCAGTGCATACTGGCGCGCAGACTCCCTGGCCTGTTCCTGATTCTGGTACAGCGTGTACCATGCGGCAGCTCCCAGCATCACCAGTCCGGGTACGCCTCCAACCAGTCCCAGCGCACCGCTCATCAGACGTGAGCCCACCGCCGTTGTACTGTTCAGCGCATTCTGGGCGGCGGTTCTGGCAGCAATATTTCTGTTCAGGCGTTCCTGTGTGACCGCCAGACGGGCCTCTGCGGCAATCTGCATCTCAGTCCCGCGGGCTGCCGCCACAGCCTGCTGAGCCCGGTACACGGCTGCCCTTGCCCGCGCAGTGGCAATCTGCGTTCCCCTTAACTGGGCCTCAGCCAGTGCCACTTCATTACGTGCAGCGGTCACAAGTCCTGCCGTGGCAGACATCGCTCCGGAAGCCAGATTACCAAAGTACCGGGCCACCCCGACAGCAACCAGCACACCCGCAGCTGTTGCCACGGTATCAATATTTCCGGCCACACCGTTCAGCGCCCCGGAGAGCATTTTCGTCGCTCCGCTGGCCTCATTCGCGCCGCCCACCCAGGCCATAAAGGCGTTTTCCACCTTCGTGATCCCGTCAGAGACCGTTTCCGGCATGGCGGCATATTCATCACGCAATACCCCCAGCTGGCTGATTAACGCAGGAACGACTTTATCCGCCGTCAGTTTTCCGTCGTCCGCCATCGCCTTAAGGTCTTTACGGGCCACGCCCATACCCGCAGCCAGTGCACGTACGATCCGGTCTCCGCTTTCATTGACCGAATTAAATTCCTCACCGCGTAACACACCCTGTGCCAGCGCCTGGCTGAACTGGGTGATCACCGAGCCCGCCTCTGCCGTACTGGCACCGGAGATTTTCAGTCCCGTGGAAATGGCCTCCGTCACCTTCAGTACATCACCGGCACTGTAGCCATATTCACGCATTGAGGCTGCCGAGCGGGCAAACAGGGCCGCATTATCTGAAAATGCCGTGCCCGTACGCTGGCTGATATCCATCAGCACTTTCTGTGATGACGAAAATTCATCGGATGACTGCGACGCCTGTTTCAGTCGGGCATTCACGGAACTCCATTCATCGGCCAGAGAAATCAGGTGTCCGGTGGCAAAGGCACCTGCAAATGCCCCCGCCGTTCCGGCAGCTGAAGCGCGGATTTCCGTCAACTGGCTGTTCAGCTCAGCCAGAACCCGGCGCTGCTCCCTGGCTGCCGCAGCAGCCTGACGTCCGCCATTCTGCAGGGTCCGGTAATATTCACTGCCCATACGGGACGCCCGCTGGATCTCCGACTGGAATGACTGCGAATTTGCCGAAATTTTGATAATCAGTTCACGTAACGTCGCCATTCACCTTTCTCCGGGCGTAAAAAAACCGCCTCAGCGGTTCTCATCATTCATGACTGTGCTGCAAAGCTCAGCGCGTCTTCCAGCGCCGCAAACGGATCCACCTCCGGCTTATCCTCATCCTCGCCCCAGCAGAGCATGGCGTCCTTCAGTGCAACATTCATCCCCTGTGCCCCGAAAACCGCTTTCACGATCTGTGCATTACGGATATCCCCGCGCTCATCACCCAGCGGGGATACCCTGTCGAACTCCATCCACATCATCGCCTCGCTCGCACTCAGGCTGTGCTGCAGTTCGGATAAGGTGCGCCCCAGACGGAGCGCAAGTCGCATCAGAAAGCGAATTTCCGGGCGGGCTACTTTTTTCTGGCCGACTCTGCATCAGCGATCAGTTCCAGTGCCTGACGCAGCAACCTGGCATGTACCGGACCATAGACGGCCAGCACCTGCTCACGGTCGTCCGGAGTGAACACCCGCTGCAGATCCGTATCACACAGGACATCGCAGAACAGCGTCACATCCGCTTCCAGGTTACGGCGGGTTTTCGCCACCACCGACAGGGTATCGTCATCCTCTCCATCACCATTGAGCACTTCCTGCCACAGATACCAGGCCTCTGCCGAAGGCTCCCGCAGCACCACGCTGACATTACCCCATTCCGGCACCTTCACCGTTTTATGACGAAACCCTGACAGTCTGGCCAGCGCCAGCGTTTTCAGATCCTTTTTCATGATGACCCATCCCCTTATCCGGCGGCTGCGCTCACTGTCACGGTGCATTCAAAAGACGTCACACTCTGTGCTTTCTCTGCCGAATCGGTCACCACGCAGGTATATTTCCCCGCATCAGCGGACTGCGCACCTGGCTTACTGAAGGTGTCTGTCGTCTGCCCGTCAACCGGCTGACCATCCTTCTTCCAGGCGTATTTATACGGCGGCGTTCCCCCGTTGGCACTGACTGACATTGTCAGCAGCGCACCGGTATTCACGGTAAGTGTCTTATCCAGATTTTTCCCAAACGCCAGCGGTACCACAAAGGACACCGGTTTGCCTTTCAGACGCAGTGAAAACGTTGCTGCCACCACGCCGTTGGTACCGGATGACCAGGTGTGCTGACGCACTTCCGCCAGGAACTTAAAGCCCTTACCGGACGGAAACAGCACCTTAAACGCATACAACGCGTCATTGTCATAGGCATCACGCAGGGCGTTCTGGGCCTGATTCAGATAAAAATTACCCGACATGGAAATCTCGGACGACGCCCCCAGACCGTTGATGTTCTCCTGCTCTGTGGAGCAGAGCGTGGTCACATCAATATCCTGTTTCTGACCGGCGGTGAACTGGACTTCCTTGATGGTGCAGTCCAGGCGCAGATATTCCGCCTTATCCATAGTTTCAGCAGTCGCCGGGGCAGATGAAATCATCACCTGCGTCAGCTGTGAGCGTTCATACAAAGCAGACATTCTGCCTCCTGATAATAAAAAACCCGCACGCGGCGGGGTATGGGTTTTGTAGAAAAAAAGAAAAAGTCACACCGTGACCTGAAACTCCAGGGTTGCACGGTAACAGCGGTTTTCCGGAATATAGTCCTGCATTTCACTGACGGATCCCGGGGCCAGCAGCATTATGGCTTCACGGGCGTCCTGACGTATCTGACGCGCCTGCGTCACAGTCCCGGCATAAACGTCTATCTGCACCGACACTGAGGACTCCGCCTGCCCGCCCATCACGTCCGCAGACACCGATGAAATCAGGCTGAAAACCACCCACGGAAGCGCCACCGACGGCCTGCCATCCAGCAGGGGGACCACATACGGGTACACCTGCCCGCCGGCAAGATGCGCCAGATGAGGATACAAATCCGCCTCCGTCATCGTCTCAGTACCTCATCAATGGCCCGGTTCATCCGCGCAATCGCCACCTGAGCTGCCTGTTCACTGCGCACATCAAACGCCGGGCGCACAAACGGGTGCGGTGGCATATTCACGGTCCCCATTTCCACAAACCGCCAGTAGAAGGCATTGCGGGGATTATCCGCCTTCATGGTGTTATCACTGTTGCCGGTGTCCGGATTAACACCACGGATATGCACACCGGATTCCATCCCGCCATCGCGGGAGCGCCGGGAAAGGACCACCACATTGCGGCGCAGTTTTCCCCTGCGCACCGGTGCCCGTGACACCACTTCTTCTTTCAGTTCATTCGCCCCCGCGCGGGTTGCCTCACGCAGTACCCGGTTGTTTTCTGCACCACTCAGAAGCTGCAAATCACGGCTTATTTCTTCAAGTCCCGAAAAATCCAGCAGGGTTTCGATCATTTTTCCCCTCCCAGCCGACAGAGAATTTCCAGGCGCCCGCCGGTCGCATCCGGCACGGGCACCCCGACAACATTCAGGATACAGTCACGCCAGGGACCACTCAGCACATGAAGTCGTGACGCCGCCGTGATTTCCCGACCGGACTGACCGCGCACCCAGATGCGGATTTCCGCCTGCGCCATTTCCGCACCGGACTGCATCCGCTCCCGGCTGCTCCTGCCCCGGATATCCGCATGAATTTTCCCGCATGACACCCATTCTTCCGTCATTTCTCCGGCAGCATTACGGGTTAACACCGGGTTCAGAACACTTATCATCTGTGTCAGACGACCTGCAGATATTGCCATTCCCCCTCCTCATAACACCGTCGGACAACGCAAATCGTAAATCAGCACGGACACAGAAAACGGCAGTTCCCCCTGCACGAGGTCTTCCCGCTCAGCAAGATCCGGATTCCGGTACAACATCCCGGTCAGGCGCATGGCAGCCCCCTTCATCCGGGTTAATGCCTCGCCCGGGATCAGTTCACCGTCCTCACGGATTACCTTATCCCGGCTGCCCTGAATGTAGGCCAGCAGCACAGCTGTAGCCTGACGAACCTTGTCCATCAGCATCTCATCATCCGCGTCATGGTCAACACGCAGATGAGCCTTGATTTCTTCCAGTGTCAGTAATGCTGTCACTTTCCACCTCCTGCATCCCGCCCACGTTTTGCAGCCAGGGTCCAGGCTGATGAATGAGCTTCTCCGGGTTTATCTTCGGTCATACTGTTGCAGTGCCACAGCGAGCCCCCCCACGTCACCGTATCGCCGGGGTGGTAGGTTTCACCGGCTCTGAACACACCGCGGTAGAGCATCACCGGCAGGGAAAATGTTTTTTCCGTACGCTGGCCACTGCTCTGCCGGACCACCACAGAGAACAACCGTTCACCCGTCATGCTGACGTCAATATCCGCCACCCCGTCAACCAGGCATTCCCATCCCCGCATCCCGTGCGTTTTTTCATACGCCCGCCAGAGTCCGCCCTGGTGTGTGGCATACGTGCCCCGGGGAAAGGATTTTTGATCGTCAATGGCAGGGAGTATTTCCAGTGCCGTGGCATCACGCCCGTCCTGCGGAGCCGGCAGGGCATTCACCGCCTCCAGAACCGCCTTCCGCAGAACATCCGGATCATAGTCACAACCGTCACGCGGAGCAGGGATATGACTTACGGCCTCTTTCACCATCTGCTCAAGCATCGGACGCACATCATCGGGGGTAATACTTTTGCCGTCCGTCGGTACCGGAATATTCGCAACCGCATCATTCACCGCCTGCTTCAGTACTTCCGGATCGTAATCACGACCATCACGCGGAGCAGGGATATGACTTACGGCCTCTTTCACCATCTGCTCAAGCATCGGACGCACATCATCGGGGGTAATACTTTTGCCGTCCGCCGGTACAGGAATATTTGCGACCGCATCATTCACCGCCTTCTGCAGTACTTCCGGATCGTAGTCACGACCATCACGCGGAACAGGAATATGGCTTACCGCCTCCTTCACCATCTGTTCAAGCATCGGACGCACATCATCCGGGGTGAGACTTTTACCGTCCGCCGGCTGCGGAATATTTGCGACCGCATCATTCACCGCCTGCTGCAGTACATCCGGATCATAATCACGACCATCACGCGGTACCGGAATGGCCCCCACAGCCTCATCCACCATCGCCTGCAGAACCGGACGCACCTCATCCACCGTCACATGCTTCTGTAATACCGCCAACAGGGAAGCCAGTTTCTCTTCAAACGCTTGTGCCTGCGAGGCCATCTTCCCCTCAAATGTGCGCTGTAAATCCGCCAGCACTGTGGAGAATTCTTCACCCAGCGCACGGATAATGGACAGTTCACGCTCTGTCATTTTCGCAGTATCCCCCTGAACATCGCCTTCACCGCATCACGCTCTGTTTCGCTTATGGCCTTATTACCGTCAGACGCGCCCTCCTGGCGTGTGCCTGACGACGTTTTCCCGGAAGACGCGAACGGATCCTCACGGGCATCACGACGGGACAGCGCCTCCAGACTGTAGTTCTGCTGCTGAAGATACAGTGCATCGCCTCCTGCCAGGGGCGGCAGATTCTCACGTTTACGGGCCTCATTGGGCGTGAGAAGCGTATTTTTCACCGATTCACCCAGCGTTTTCATGCGACGTTCGCTGTCCATTCTCAGCAGCGTGGTGACGTCAAACTCCGTGCTCTCGTTTTCCCCTGTTTCCAGCGCCTCATCCAGTAACAGCTCAATGGACTCAATCAGCGTCTGCAGACACTGGGAATAATACTGCTGCTCCAGCGCCTCCACGTTGTCACTGGAAGGCGGTTGTCCCACACCAATCTTGTAGGCCGGGACACGGAACACCGAACAGACAATTTCAGCCGTCATTTTCAGCTGTTCCACCGTCTGCGCATCCACCGGTGAAAACGTCGTGGGGTTATATTTCGCCCCGTTGCTCAGGATCGCCGTTTTCCCCGCATTTTCGCCGGTATACCCGCTGTCCCAGTTGCTCTTCAGTTTTTTCGCATTTTCTTCCGTTATACTGCCGGGGATCTCAATCACCCCGGACGGCCTGCCGCCATTTCTGAAAAAAGACGTTGAATTTGCCTGAATATGATGCCCCTGCGTGGCCGCCAGCCCGGCAGCATACACCGGCGGCAGCCCCACAAGCGGATGAAAAAAACAGTTAAACCGGTCGTGGATCACTTCCCTGGCAGGCACCGTCACCGCCTCAGTGATCCCACAGTTCCGGTCCGGCGTGATGCGGTAGAACACCTCGCCGTCATCCGCCACCAGAGGTTCAACCCGGTTCCAGTCCAGAATACGCAGTTCTTTGATCTGCCCCCGGGCATTACGGATTTTCAGCACCACCGTATTGCCGTGACGCAGTTTGGCGTTCAGCCACAGTTCAAAAAACTGGATACGATTCTGCTGTGCATTGGGACGACGACAGAGACGGGCAATATCCCCCCGGCGCGTTTCCCTGCGTATCCCCTGCGCATCCGTCTGCATAAGACGCAGCCGCATTTTGGCGATATCCTGGGATATCAGCGAAATACATGCAAACACCGCATGAAAGGAGAGGACGGCTTCAGGATCGGCTTTCACGCCCTGCTGCCAGGCACCGGAAAAGGGCTCAGCCACCGCCTGAAACAGGCTGGTCCAGCCCGCCTCTTTTACATCACGTCCTGATTTCTGGTTTTTTCGGGTTCGCCGCAAAAGGTTCCACATTCGCCATGCTCCGCATCACGTTTCTTTTTCTGACCTGCCGGACGTCGCACTGTGATGTACTCCGCCTTTCCCAGGCGAACCAGCACCTCCGCACACGGCTGTGCCACATCACGGATATCCCCGGCCCGGGCATCATGCGTGCCCTGCAGATACTGGATTTTTGCCATCAGTTACTGCGGGAAGCTCGCGCCTCCCGCCCTCCTCATCAGACTCAGCCGCCGGACGCAGTTCCGTAGTTCACACCGGTGATCACCGCCACTGCCGCGGTACGGCGACGACGCCAGTTGATCCAGCGCTCCGCACGGATGGCCACGCTGCCTGTCTGGAACATGGAAACCAGCTCCACCGGGGACGGCGTGGTACTGTCGCCGGTCGGCTCAGACTGCATTTCCAGTGATGCCTCGCGGGACATATCCACTGCCACGCCGCCGTCATCCGCCAGATAAATATCCGGGGCATTCACCAGCACCAGCTGGTCACCCACGTACTGGGAGACAATCACCGGCAGCCCCTGGAAGGAGCCACCCAGCAGGGTCATGTCCGGGTATTCCTTCTGACCCAGCGCATTTTTACGCATGGACAGTGCCAGGGCATTTGTGCTGGACATCAGCCAGACCGCACCGGTGGGCTGCAGGTTTGCTGCCACAAACTGTCCAAACGCAGCCTCTGCATCCGCATCCGGGTTACCGGTTGATGCCGTGCCCTTCACATCATGGGTGATGGACGCCGGGGAGACATCTGCCACTGCGGCTTTTTTCGGGTCCACAAAGTCTGTATCCAGACGCGCCACCACCGCTTCCGCCAGCGCATTACGGACCAGTGCATCAGCAGCCGGACTGGAAAAACGGATCAATTCTTCCGTCAGTACCGCAATGGCCGACACTTTCGCATGACTGAAGGTGATGGATTCAAAATCAAACTTCGTCAGGGGTTTTGCCTTACCCTCACCCACCCAGCCGGCAGCACCGCCGGACACCTGGGCGTGCACACGGATATTGAACGGCACCTGACGAAGTGCAGGGATCCCGCCCTGACCAAATCGCCCGATAATGGTCTGCGGACGCAGGTAATCAATAAAGTCCTGTGCGTATTCCTGATATTCAGACAGGCTGCCTGCCCACTGCGGATCCGTGGTGGTCCCCGCGCCCACTGCCGATTTCAGGACATGATGCAGACGACTGTCATCCGGATACTGACGACGGGCCACTTCCAGGGCTTCAGATCGGACGCCTTTAGCCGCAGCCAGCGATTTGGCAAAGCGGGCGAAGCCAATCCCCTTATCCAGTTTCTGCTCCACACGGATCACCGGCGCAGAAGCCACCGCGGCCACATTCCCGTTACCGGCCTGTTTCACCGGCTGCGCCGTGGCGGCCTTACCGGCTTCCAGTTCACGCAGGCGCTTCAGGTGCGCATCCACCTGACGGATTTCCGCTGCGGTGTTGTCGTAATGCTCTTCCTCCTCCACATCCAGCGTGCGCCCTTCCTCTGCGGCTTTGGTCATGACCTCCTCAAGGGAGGCTGCCAGCGCTGCACGCTTGTTTTCAAAACTTTTAATCTGTTCGCCAATATTCATTATGGTCTTTTCCTTATGAAAAACGGTTGTTGACTGTGCCGCAGCGTCGGCAGAAGATGCGATTTTCACCACCGGTTTCCGGTTGCCGGACGCGGCAGAAAACGGGCGGTCGTAAGATTTAATGGTCCGGATGGTGCATTCCGCATTCGCGGGCACGGTGACGGCAGACACCTCCATCAGTTCCCAGCGCAGAAAATGCAGTCCGCCTCCGTCCAGAAAGGTGTATTCATGGGGACGGAAGCCCACGGACAGCCCCCTGACCAGCCCGGTCTTAATGGCCGCCCAGACCTCATCCAGCCGGGCAGCCAGTTGCGACGGCATATCCGGTACGGGCTTCACCAGTGTTGCCGTGATTTCCAGCCCTTCGCTGACCCGGCGCACCGTACACTGCCCCACCGGACGGGAATGGTCATGCTGCCAGAGAAACGGGATCGCACTGCCAAACTCCGCGCCCTCCGGCTCCAGGATGTCACCATCCCGATCCGGAGAAGGCGTTGACGCAATCCCGGTGATCACCCGTTCATCCTCACTGAAGGATTTCACCGTCAGCAGGGAACAGGCCCGTTTAAGAGTCACATCAGCCTCCTGAAAATAAAAAAACCGCCGCAGCGGTCCATGATGGTTACAGGGTGAACAGGGTTATATGAAAAAAACCGCATATTCTTTCTTTTTCGGTTCCGGGTTAAGGGACATCAGGGAGACCGCATTGAACAGCGCCATCAGCGGGTCAATTTTTCCCCGTCCACTGGCCTGTTTGGTGATAAGAATGGCGTTACCTTTAGGCTCCACCCGGGCATTGCCGACACACCAGGCCATCAGGGGCTGGTCACCATGCACCAGCACCCCTTCAGCCAGTTTGCGCTCGGTGGTTTTAATGGCCCCGCCCAGTTTCCAGCCCTGGCTTATCCCCACCACAATTCCGTCGGGGATCCCGGCTTCCGCCAGTGAATCCAGAATCTGCCCCACCCCTGACGGGTCAATACCGATATGGTCCAGTAACTCAGCCTCATGAATGCGACGCACATATTCCGCCACTTCCGCCGTGTCATCCCCGACACGCCGGACAATGGTCATATCTCCACAGGCAACAAGATCCTGAAACCGGGACGCCTCGCTCTTCCGTCGGACCACCGCGGTTTCATGCGCCCAGGCATGGCCCCAGCCCAGCCATTCGCGGGTCTCCCGGTCACGCCCAATCACATACATCCCCAGCAGATCATCCAGCCCTCCGCCGTCAATCCCCACCGTCACCACATCAGCACGACGCAGGATATCGTCCAGGCTGATACAACGGCCCTGCTCTTCCCAGAAATCAGCCCCCGCCCAGCGGTCAGAGCGCAGGGCAAGACCAATTTCCACATTGGCGTGTTTTGACATGAACCCCCGGAATGTCTCTTCACCGGCTTCCCGGGCTTTACGGTACTCCCGGTACAGAAAGGCCTCATCCACTGAATAGCCGAGATTCGGATTGACCATGGCGAGGTTTTCCATCAGCAGGTGAGCCCCGCTTTCCACCATTTCAGGAGGGTGTTCAAATATCACCGGCAGAAAGTGCGGATCATGAATTTTGCCGTCGCGCACATCCCGGGCGTACTGCAGTTTCTGTCTGAACACCCCGGCGGGCGGTTCATTCGACTGGGTGGTCGTATACACCACAAACCCTTCCGGGCGGGAGGCAAGGCCGCCTATGGCTTCACGTAACATGTCCTCCGCCTTGCACTGCTTGCCAAACAGCCACAACTCATCAATCAGCGTACCCACGGACTTGATACCGGACACCGTATTCGGATCGGCTGCCACCACCTTCAGGGTGGTGTCTGTCACCCTGTGGGTGATGGTCCGGATATGGGTCTGTACCTGGCAGAGGTCATCCAGATCATCGTCACGTCGTACCATATCCCGGGCAGGGTTGAAGGCGTTGGCCGCCACCTCCACAGTCGGGGCCAGAATCGTGTAACCCGCCGCCTGCCGCCAGTTCAGTAACAGCGCCGTCATCATGATCCCCGCGGCCAGCGTGGACTTCGAGTTTTTCTTGGGGATAAGGATAAAAACTTCCTTGATATGGCGTACACCGGTCTGCGCATCGTAGGAGCCAAACAGGGCCGCCACCAGGTCAAACACCCACGGTGCACAGGACTCCCCGAACGTAGGGCTACCAGGTGCATCCACAATCCGCAGTTGTTTAAAAATCGCCAGGGCATGTGCGGCCTCGTCCGGATAAATCGGATCCGGAATAATCGACAGCCCCTTTTTCAGGCGCTCTGCCCAGTCCGGGCAGGCTGTGCTCCATACAGGTATCATCCGTTGCCCTCATTATCGTTATTCACCACCAGTCGGGGTGGCGGTGGCACCGCAAAACGGTTAGCCGCTTTTTTCGCGGCATCACCTTTTGCCGATTTTTTCCCGGTATCCCCTTTTTTATGGTGCGTGAACTGCGCCAGACGCCAGGCCGCATCCAGTGCCAGTTTCGGATCAATGCAGAGGTTTTCCACCAGGATCCGCCCCATGGCTTTCACCGGATCGGGAAGACCATCCTCCATATATTCAATACCAGGAGACATCACCGCGGACGGTGGCATCTCCGGATTGTTTTCGTCCGGCTGTGGTATTGCAGCCGCCTCACGGCGACGGGTTTTATCCTCCTGCTCTGATTTTTTCTGCCGGTAAACAGGAACCTCATCCACCTCCACCGTCTCGCATTGTTTACGGGCTATAAACGCAAGCACCTCCGGATCTTTTGCCAGCTGCGAGCCTTTAACCCTGGCGGTCTTCGCCGAATAACCGGCGGCAATGGCTGACGCTGTTTTGTTTTTCCCGGACATGAGCGCCAGCGCAAATTTTCGTTTTTGCGTTGTCAGCACAGCCTCCTCCCGGGTCCAGAACGCACTCAGCCGGGTATGGTTCAGCCCATTTTTCCCGGCGTCTCATGCCGCAAATGTTAACTGCTGCCTGGTTAACATTTGCTGAAAAAGCCAGTTAACATTTTTTCCGCACAACAAACTGAATAATAAAGATAAAAACCGCAAAAATGCCCGGGCAGCCAGTTAACATGTTAACTGCCCTGAAACGGGAATTTTTTCTCTGCGTGAGAGGGGGCGCGGTGTCCGGAGCGATCGTTTTTTACGCCGAATGATACCCCCCCGGTCGGGTTACAGTCCGATGATGTCGTCCGCTGTGCCACTACCTCCGGACACCTCCGGCAACGTCGGGTCCGGCATACCACCCGCCGCTTCACGAGCAGACTTTTGTCGATGGCATTCGGTACAGAGCGTCCAGAGATTCGTCTCCTCATTACCACCACCGAACTGAAGTGCAATTCGGTGATCGAGTTCACTGTCACAGAGGTCAACCACACGACCACAGATACAGCACTGCCCGGCGTCCCTGAGCCAGATATGACGCTTGAGGGAAACACGTGCACTGCCACTGACACGACGCTGTTCCCCCTTCAGAATATTCACCCGTCGGGTATTCAGTGTTTTGATTCTGCTCTGGAGTGTACGAAGCTCAGCCATGTAAAATCCCCGTCATATGGCAATCAGTAAAGGAAATAAATATGTCATCGAAAAACCGGACCCGCAGAACCACAACCCGCAATATCCGTTTCCCCAATCACATGATTGAACAGATCAACATCGCCCTTGAGCATAAAGGGTCCGGTAACTTTTCAGCGTGGGTTATTGAAGCCTGCCGGAGAAGGCTGGCAACAGATGCAACGCACCTGCGCCCGGCCAGCATGACAAATAACGAGAAATGAACGTTCGGTTACAGGAGCAGGTACCCACTGTCCTCCAACAATATTTCATCTTCATATCCGACGGAACAAGACTTACCCTGCCGGGATGTACAGAATAACAACAGAGTGATAATTAATTTCTGATGAAATAATCAGGGTGCAGAAGGACTAAAGATAAACGATTTCTTCACGCCTTTACGCGGCCTGTCCTTCTCAAATCGCCATTTTGCCATCGCCTTTACAACCTGCTCATCAAACAGATGGTGCGGCTCTGAACGGATAAACTCAATTCGGGTGACAGTACCATCAGCACCAATATCAAACTTCACATCAACCCGTCCCTTTATATAATTTGCCGCTGCATAGGCCGGATATTGTGGTAATGCCTTAACCAACTGTCGGGGCATATCTGTTTTATGTTGCGTACAGCCCATAACCAGAGAAGACAACAAAATAATTAACGGAAGATTTCTTTTCATTTTCATTCCCGGCACAGATAAGAATAAGTCTTATTCTAACAATGCCACCCTGTCGGCCATCAATCCTCTGCTTAATGGCAACGACAATTATCCGACTTAAATCACAAATCAGACACATGACATAACAGGTCATGCGAGGTAACACATCGTCCGGTTTCTTCCACCATCGCACCGGACCAGCGACCATGAGGGGACAACGCCGCGCTCCGTTAACGCGGTAAACCCCGGTGTGTATCGTTTTTGATTATCCCCGCACACTCGCGCAGAGGAGTCTCCCTGTCGGGCTGCGGTCTCTGTTAATACGGGAATACGGCGACAATACCGCGCCATGGATAATAAGGTCGCTCAACACACTGGCTGTAATGCAGCGGATACCATGCGGCATTTAGCGGCATTCATCGTACACTCAACGGTTAGCTCTTCATTCGTGGCATTCACCTGAAAGGTCCGGGAGTGTAATTGCGTACATTTACCACTGAACGAACCTTCAACAAGAACACGACCACGCTGCAAAATACGGAACGGAATTGTTCCCTGAAAAGGTTCTACGGTTACCCGTAATTTCTTCATGTATCCTCCGGATAATAAAAAGCCAGCTTAGTGCACTGAGTGCGTATATATTCCTGCGCCCCTTCCAGCTGCTTCTGCATTGTCATCAACCGTTCTCTGAGGTTGAAATAATCCCGTTCAGCGGTGTCTGCCAGTCGGGGGCCGGTTGCATTATCCACGCCGGAGGTGCCGGTGGCTTCACGCACGGTACCGGGGCAGGTGGCGTTGAGCCGCAGGCGCTTACGACCAGCGGCAACATCAGCACGCAGAGTTTCATTTTCAGCTCTCGCATCGGCTAATTCCCTTGAGTATCTGGCATCAAGCGCAGCAACATCACGCTGGCGCTGCTGCATGTCAGTAATGGTTGCGTTTGCCAGCTCCAGCTCTCTGGCTTTTTTATCGCGCTGCGCTTTGTAGGTGATGGCGTTATCACGGTAATGATTCAGCCCCAGACTAAGCGCACCACAGGCCACCAGCAAGGCAATAATGACCACACACAGAACGCGGTTCATTTCACCACCAGCGTATCTGACCGATGAAATAACCGGAGGCCATAATCACAAACACCAGCCAGATAAGGATGAACTTCCAGGTGGATAATTTTTCAGCCATCACTCGAATCTCCCGAATCAGTTTGCTAAAATTAAACACACTTTCTCCTTTGACTTTTCCGGAGTCAGGAAACACAAAACCCCGCTTGCTGCCAACAAACGGGGTTTTTACTTTTATTCACTTAGGTTTTGCCAGTTCGCAGGATTTCGTGTTATCCGTCCGCGTTGGTCAACGTCATTTTTCAGCAAAATATTCTGCTTATCTGTCGATTCCCCAGCACGCCAGCGCGCTCTCCTGGTCACGACGGGATATCTGACCATAGCAATTATTTGAGCGAATACGGCAGTCTCTGCCACCGTCCTTAATCCACCAGCGAATCGCCTCACACGCTCCCCTGCGATCGCCTGCATTAATTCGTTTATAAAACGTCGACGGGAAACACTTACCTGGGCCAATGTTATACGGGCAGAATGACGCAATACCCGCTTTCTGGGGTTCGGTCAGTGGCACTTTGATGTTTTTCTCCACCCATGCCAGCGCCTTATCACGTTCAATGGCGTTAACCTGGTCGCATTTTTCCTTCGTCAACTTCATGCCAGGAATAACAGGCTTACCATCCACCCGGGTGGCTCCACGGCAGATGGTCCAGATACCCGCGCCATCACGGTATGCCGTGGTGTGGTTGCCTTCTTTTTCATCCAGAAACTGGTCGAGGATTTTAGGCGCAGACGCCCCTGCACCAATCAGCGCCAGAACGGCAGCCGATAAACCATAGCGGAGTTTCCTGCTCATCAGCTTACTCTCCCCGCGCCGCCTTACGCCGGTCTTCTTTAATTTTGAAATACAGGTTCGTCAGATATGTCAGCAGCCCAAACAGCAGACTCCCCAGCACGCCTATTGCCGCCCACTGAGACGGGGAAACCCTGTCCAGCAACTGCAGGATCCAGTAGCCCGTTCCCACCGCTGACGTGGTGTATGACACACCTGTTGTGATTTTTTCCATCTGGTACATACCCCGTCTCCCGCAATCCGGAAGCTCACAACAACAAGTGGGGCATCAGCTCACACCGACACCCCTGCGCATGGTTACATCATCATTTCGCCGTCAGGCTGAGGCTCTTCACTACCGTCAGGCTGAGACCCGACGCCATCTGAAACAGCACTGTCATCCGCAATGCCTTCCGGCTCCGGAACAGTCGGTGCGCCCAGCAGTTCATCCAGAATGGCATCCACTTCTGCATCAAGACGCGCCTCAAGATTCTGGCGGAGTTTTTGTTTCAGTGCGCTCAGGACTTCTTCAGAGCGCAGGACTTCCTTCACTGCCTCAGCAGTGACCAGCGATTTTATTTCTGACATAGGATTTTCTCGTTGAAAGGTGTTGTCAAGAAAGTGACTACGGAATGAGCGGATCTTCGGGTTTGCTTCCGGCTGACTGACTGGCGCTGATTTTCTCAGCGGCCCTTTTATCAATCTGCCTGCGCCAGAAATCGCGCACGACTCTGTACCCACCCGAAAGAAGATACAGCACGCATACCACCGTACAGAAGTACAGCATCAGTTGATGAACAAATGTCATAGTTTCTTACCGTTATGGTTGACAATGGCGATGACTTTTCAATAAAAGAAAGGCGATATGTGTTACATATCGTTCTCCATGAGGATACTCCTCCGCCAGCGTCAAACTTATCCTCCCGTTCTCCTCTGCGCTGGCGTTTTTTTTGTTTTATGATGAAGAGGTTGCCTGGTTAATGCTTACCATGATACTGCGGAACATGACAGGATAAGATTTTCCCTGATTTGCGCTGATACCTGTCACTGTGATGTTATCCACCGTAAAGGCAGAAGTGACCGGACCTTCTTTCAGTGCAAAACCTGTTTTCTCTTCTCCGTCAAGTACCGGAATAACCTGGTGATTGCCGCCTCCTTTATATTTAAAGACAAGCGTGTGCCAGTTGTTATTAACCGCACCGAATGACTCAATTTTTGTATTAGGCTGTGTTTTACCGTGATACATGACATCCAGGTTACTGGCTTTTGTCTGAGTGAAAAAGGAGGCCATCATATTGCTGCTGTTGCCTTCCTGAGTCCACCCGGAAACTGGCAGGTAAACACCAAAGAGGTATTTGTTATCTGCAACCTGGGTACCATCCGGCAACCTGAATTCAAGTTTTATTTCACCGCCATTTTCATACAGAGCACGGGCATCTTCAGCTGATACTCCTGCTGACAGCATCCACGGTCCCTGTTTGCCCTCATGCTGCTTAATCTTCAGCACCTGTCTGCTTTCATCATTAACAAACTCGGCGACACCGTCCCGGGCATTCCAGTGCTGGGCTGCCCAGTTACCACCGAGGCTGTCTTTCTCAACAGCTGAATTATACTCAACAACCGTTCTTCTCTGAGGTGCATCCTGTGATAACGCAGCATCCTCCACAGGTGACGGGAAATCTCCGGATGTAACGTTTTCCCGTTCATCTCCTGCAACTACCGTTTCTGACCGCCCGGTGATAAACGCCGGGTATTTGCCTGCGTGGGTCAGAATTGCGGTTGCAAGACGATCTGAAATAATTCCACGCCGCGCCCATGAACCGAAATGGCTTGCCCTGTCACCTGACGTCCAGCTGACAGAACTGTCTCGCCACTTCGAACCGGAGTAGCCAATACCTTCAATATCAGGATCTTCTGCCGGATTATTGGTCTGCACATTTACCCCGCTTCCATCAACCATGAAAGGGACAAAGTGAATATTCTGCGCTGCCTTATTTTTATATCCACCGTATACAGTTTCATAAGACGCAGCATATTTTTCTTTCCAGTAATGCGTCGTATCGCCACAAACCCACGGAACGCTCAGTGCCGAGCCCCCCACGCACTGCCCTGACATATCAGCGATGTCAGCACGGAATTTCTGTACCATGCCAGTAAAAAGAGCATTATGACTCTGGCTTCCTGAAGCCAGATCACTCTCCCCCTGCATCCAGATTACCGCCAGCAGGATATTTCCGGGATTTTTAGCCAGCGCGACTTTCGTGCGACTTAACAGATCCTGGTACAGCGGCTTATCAGCTCCCCACAATGCAGAATCAGGGCTTGCCCCGGAAGAGGCGTTAAATGTTCCCTCATTACCTGTAGTCACTCCCGAGCCTCCACGACAGCATGGAACCAGAAGAATGCCCGCATTCGCCGGTATAAACGGTAACAGTTTTTTGGCAATATGCAGTCCCTGACCCACACAACCATACTGACCTTTATTGAGGTCTGCCCGGGGGTGATTTTTTTCACTCATATCCATCACATCATGAAGACAATGATCTGCCGGAATAACATCGTTATAGGTGCAGGGAACGCCTCGCGGCGTAACGGTACGTCGACGGGCAAGCTGCTTAATTCTCGGATCAGGGCGATCATAAGAATCAGGTAACGGTACTCCCTCTCCAAAAGACATACCATTTGACTGACCCGCCAGCGCGACAACATAATAATATTCAGGCTCACCGGTCTTGCTGATAGCCGTCTCCCCGTCACCCGATGGTTTAACCAGCACCGGCGTGGTGACATCACCTTCCGCCGCAATAGCCTGCATCAGGGTATAAGGCGTGATGGCGACAGGGCTGCCAAATGGCTGCCACCCCTCCTTCAGTTTTTGTGTCAGTCGTTCAGCAAGGTCTGACGGCGATGCCGCCCTGACCACATCGTAGTGTTTAAATGCCATGAATCCTCCCGGCCGGAATAATGTTCTGAGTCAGAGAAGGCACGGGCTGACCTCCGGAAACACAAAAGTCACACAAAACAGCCCGCAAAAAAGAAATACGCCCTTACATACAGTTGCGCAATGTGATTACTGTAAGGTATTATTAGGGCGCTGAATAAATTACTTCACGTTTTGTTATTTATTCCTTGCCAACCGCTCTTCCCTGGAGCGGTTTTTTTTGCATGTAAAAAGGCTCCTGCAATGAGGAGCCTGGATGTATGCCTAATCTCTGTATACTACATGGTGCCGGGTGCCTCCCGGTGAACAAATGTCCGTGATATCAGTCGACCACACAGGAAATGATACGATATCACCCCTCCGCACAGGGGGATTCACCATGCCCGCTTTTTTTAACAAACTCCTCATCAATCAGACAATCATCAACCTCATGAATTGTGAGGAATTTAACATTTCACAACACAGCCTTTTCCCGCACAAAAAAAGCCCCTCAGGAGAGGGGCCGATCGCTGTGTATACACCATAAGCAGCATAGTGCCGGGTGCCTCCCGGTAGATTCAGCCTGACTACTGAATCTGCGTATTGTGACCATCGCTATGGAGACCATGTCAGACGCCCCTCCGCACAGGGGGATTCACTATGCTGGCTCGTTTTTACAAGACTTCCATCAATCAGACAATAGTCCATCAACCGAACTGTGAGTCATTTAACATTTCCATGAGGTAACTGATATCCAGCTAACAATCATCTGCAATGGACGAAGCCAGTTCCAGAACTTGCCCACACTACAGCAACAACCACTGCATTCCAAAAATGGAATTTTGGGAGATTACTTCTGCAAACAGCTACCGATAAATATATCCCTGATTGCCTGCGCAGTCTGTTCAAAACGCCCGGTATCCAGCTCAACGCCTATAGCACGACGCCCCAGCGCCATCGCTGCTTTAACTGCCGAACCCTACCCCATGAAGAAATCTGCAACCAGGCCACCCGGCAGAAGGGAGACTACAGCCCGCAATTCGAAAAAGGCCGCGCAGTTGCGCAGAGTGATTACTATGGGGTATTATTCGCCAGCTGAAATATTACTTCACGTTTTATTGTTTATTCCTTGCCGCCCGCGTCTCCCAGCGCGGGCTTTTTTGTCCATAAGAAAGCCCCTCCAGAGAGGGGCTGAAGCCGCATTTCTGTATCACCATGAGCATGGTGCCGGGTGCCTCCCGGTGAGTTCAGCCCGGTGACACTAAACCCGCGTATTCTCGCTTACGATCATCAAAGAGATCATACCGTTCACCAGTCGCCCCTCCGCACAGGGGGATTCACCATGCGAAATTTTTTTAACAAATGCCCAGTCTGACAGGCAACTGTCAACTTACTGAATTGTGAGGAATTTAACACTTCACAGCACAATATCTTTCCAGCACCCCAAAATCATCTGGACAGGAGAAAATCTTCTCCCCCAGTCAGAGTTTAAAATCCAGCACGCCATTTCTAAATGCTTTATATACTCCTGAAGACGGTGGTGATGGTATATCAGCATTCTTTACTGCATTCATCGCTTCACGACATAAATCGGGATCACCGCTTTCTCTTTTAACCTGTAGCAGAAGACCATTCGGGGCCATATACATTCTCAGTGAACACTCTTTTCCTGAATACTTACCCGCATCCTTTAACTGTTCTTCTATGGCTTCCCTGACCTGAATGGCATACTGCCGGATTTCTTCACTGGCATCAGGGGTACGTTCCGATAAGCTCAAATTTTGCGACTTTATTAATTTATCTGAGTGATGCAGCGAAGCATCATAATTATTTGTCGATACATCTTTTGTGCAGCCAGTTGTCAGACTGGCTAATATCAAAACAAGAACCGGTACAGCACGGCAATACATTTATCCATCTCCATATTAACAAGAACAATTATCTATAAAATATAGTAAATATGCGGGATCCGGGAGGACTTGTAACTATCATCTCCGGATCAGCATGTAGTTTTTATTTTTCCGGATGATATATGCCGCAATAATACCCCTGCATACAGATGCCTGCAAATATCTACGAAGCATCCGGCGAGAATAAACAAGGAAATCTGAGACTATCTTATATGATAGCCTGTTGCTCAAAAGACAATGATTCACTCATCAGAGCTAACAACGCATGATGCAGATAATGGACCGCCATCGAGGACTCGAACCCCGCGCAGCCAGCTCCGAAGGCTGGCGCTCTATCCCGATGAGCTAATGGCGGTATGTGATATGGTGGCCCTTGCTGGATTTGAACCAGCGACCTGGCGATTATGAGTCGCTCGCTCTCACCACTGAGCTAAAGGGCCGGGCGCAGGATAATAACGGTACGTAACTAATCCTGCAATATCATCCGTTCTGGCTGGCTAAATCCTGAACTTCCCTGACCGTCTGCTCAAAACGTTCAGTCTCCAGCTCAACGCCTGTAGCACGACGCCCCAACACCATCGCTGCTTTGACTGTCGAACCCGACCCCATGAAGAAATCTGCAACTAGGTCACCCGGACGACTGCTCGCACTGATTATCTGCTGCAGCATTTCTGCCGGTTTTTCGCACGGATGTTTCCCGGGATAGTACTGCACCGGTTTATGCGTCCACACATCGGTGTACGGCACCCGCACCGTCACACCGAAATACCGCCGCAGATGCTTATATTCACTCTGCAGTTCCGTATACTGCCGGTTCAGTTCACTGTATGTGCTGACCAGTTGGTGATGTGGCTTTTCCAGTTCTCCGCGCTGATGCTTCTCTTCTGCCACCCGGGCAAACAGCGCCTGTAATTTCAGATAATCGCTTTCGTCCGGTAACTGCCACTGGCTGGCACTGAACCAGTGCGACACCATGTTTTTCTTTCCTGTGGCATCCACTATCTGTTTTGCCGTTATCCCCAGGGCAGCACGCGCATCACGAAAGTAAGAAATCAGCGGGGCCATCACATGCTGTTTCAGTGCCCTGCCCTTCGCCTCATACCCGGCATCTTTCGGGCGATACGGCCCCTGATAATGTTCCGCGAACAGAATGCGCTCTGTGGCGGGGAAATACGCCCTCAGGCTTTCCTTGTTGCACCCGTTCCAGCGTCCGGACGGCTTTGCCCAGATAATATGGTTCAGCACACTGAAGTGTTCACGCATCATGATTTCGATATCAGATGCCAGGCGATGGCCACAGAACAGGTAAAGACTTCCGGCAGGTTTCAGCACCCGCCAGAACTGCGCAAGACACTGGTCCAGCCACTTCAGGTAATCATCGTCGCCCTTCCACTGGTTATCCCAGCCCTCAGGCTTCACTTTAAAGTACGGCGGGTCCGTGACTATCAGATCAACAGAATTTTCGGGTAACGACCGGATAAATTCCAGGCAGTCAGCGTTGATTAACTCACAACTGGATATTTTTACAGTATTAAGCATGGATCATTAAGCCTGTCTCTGATAGGCTCATTCTGCTTTTGCGCAAAGCAGTGGGCCTGAGGTTTGCTTGTGATCCTGACGCATGAGCAGATGGCTGGTGAGTGCCCCTAACACCCACCAGCCGCCCATTTACCACAAATAAAAAAGCCTTCAGGACTGAAGGCGTCTGTAACAACCGAACTGATAGTCTGCCAGCCCCGCCATAACCAGCTGGGTCAGTATTAACTGGCAGCGTTCGCGTGAAAGGTAAGTATTCTGCGCAATCTCCCCGACTGTCGCCGGTTCGGTGACGCTTAATTCATTAAACACCACTCTGGCGGTTTCTGTCATATCCTGCTGTTTCAGCATGTCTTTTTCCCTTTTCCGGTTAACGTGACACACCAATAACTCTTGTCGAAAAAGCCAGCAAGATGAAAGGTCGCTATTCACGAGCACCAGCGCGTTTAACGTCCTGTGCCGTTTTTCGGGCATAAAAAACCCGCCAGTGGCGGGGATCTTTTGATAAAAACGACAAAGGCACCATTAAGGTGCCTTTTACACAGGGCAGCAGGCTTGTCATCACCTTATTGCTACTCCTGGCTTCCAGTTCGGAAGTCTCACAAGTCCCATCAGGGTACAGCGACAGTATCAGTCAACACTCTATGATTCTGCTGAACAGGCAGTTTCGCACTGTACATTATAACCTGTTAAGCCAACAAAAAACCCGCTCGGCGGCGGGGTTTGCTTACTTTGCCATCGCGTACAAAATCTGCAAAATATCAGATTTACACGGAATATATGCTCTTCAGTTCTATTTTGCAAGATATGGTTCTAAATTAAGCGACTTTTGCCGTGAACGTACCCGCATTACTGAAATAAGAGCATCCCTGTCCAGCATCTCTGCACTACCCCGCATAGCCAACCAGTGAGGCCTGTGTGTTTTTGTCCATGTAGATTTAGCAACTCCTATGAACACCGCTAACTCCTGATGTTCATAGGTCTCACGCCCTGCCAGCTCACTCTTCACATCCTGTGCCGCCAGCCAAATCAGTTTCTTCAGACGATCCAGCGTTTTCCCTGCAATTTTTCTGGTACCAGCCTGAGCTTTAAACTCACCCCATACCCATTGTGTTATAGTGACCTGATCTTCCCAGCAAACATTTCCACTGTAGCACCACAGTAACCACGCCTTCTGATGTTCTTCCAGTTCCAGAACGGCACGCCGCCACGATGATGTTGCAAACTCAACCGGACTGACCAGCGCAATTGATGAGCCTTTCGCCAGTGATTGTTTACCCGGGATCGGTGGATTATCCCGCGTGATCATTTTTCCGGTTACCTCATCGCGATAACGAATTTTTTTGCGTCTGTAACGCCCTGTATCGAACAGGGCATTCTCCTGCCAGGCTTCCAGCTGGCCTTTTGTCGCCCCACTGAGATCCGCAGTGGCAATCATGAGTTGCTCACGAACAAACTGTAAATACTGGTTATTCATGCGCACTCCAGTTCTGTGATTTTTATCCCCAGCCGCCCGCCAGGAACAGGCAGGCCACGCACAATATTGATTTCATCAAACTGCTCATCGTCCATTAACAACCCCGCATGCGTAAGCGCATCCAGCGGCGCTTTCAGAATATTGTCCAGGTCACGGCGGCGCTTATCCGGTGGCTCTGCAATAATCCTGATTACCAGCCTTCCGGACAGGCTTAATTTCAGCCGCTGCTGGTTAACAATAAGCGCCACAGCACGGCGATAGCGCTTTCCCTCCTCCGAGATAAAATATGTGCTGCCACGACGACGCCAGTAGGTGTTCACCGTTGGCGGGTAAGGTAAAACCAAATCTATGAGCATCAGTCACCTCTTTTACCCGAGCACGCCAGTCGCAAAGGCGTGATCAAGAAAATGAAAAATTAACTCAACCTGGGACCCGTACTTTTTCTCAAACTCCAGCGGGTCAGCATGAAGTTCGTTGTGGTGCTCCCGGCACAACGGTAGTGTGAAAATATCGTGGGATTTTGTCCCCATACCGCCCTGCCCATGGCCAATCAAGTGATGCGGATCATCAGTTGGCTTTCCACAGCATGCACACGGCTGCGTCTTAACCCAGCGCGTGAACTTTTCATTAACCCAGCGACGACGTTTAGGCCGTTTCATGAAAGATTCCGGGGACTCCGGATCAACGGCGATGCTTACTACCGTCTTTTCCTGTGGCGTGGTTTGTGGCTGGTGGGCGTGAAGCGGTGGCGCTATGTTTTTTGTCCGCTGCTTCAGGATGCTGGTGGCGGTCTGCTCTCCCGGTATGATGTCGCTCTCACTGTATACGGAGCGAATTTTTTCCACCGGTAATCCCAGCGAACGACGCAATACAGATTCCGGAAGCGCATCAGCCACCTGATTGCAGACCGCCCACCAGGATAATTCAGCCAGCGATAATTCACGCTCCTGTGCGCCATTCATTACGTGACGGATGACGTCAATCATCCAGGCGGCCAGATTCTGTTGAGCAAGTAGCTCCAGTGAATCAGATGTCTGCTCCCGCAGGTGGTTGTCGCAGTGCCAGCACAACACCATCGCGCCGGTACTGTAACGGTGAATGACGGTTTCGCTGTGATGATAATCGCCGTGTGGCCACTGGCAGGATTTCACGTGACGTAATAACCAGTCAGACAGTACACCAGCGCCACCCGCAGCACGGATCACCCGCTCATCGCTGAAAAATGGCAGTAATGATTTATCTTCCGCCAGCGGCTGGCGAACGGCAGGTACAAACCCGGACGGCAGAGCACGCATGCTTTTCGGTTCCGGCTCCACCAGCACCCTGCCGCAATGAAAAACAGGCAGTGATTCGCGTCCGGGCTTAAGGACCACCAGGCCAAGTTCCGGCACCAGAACAGGTCGAAGTAATACCCGCACGTTACCTCCAGATACGTTGCTGGAATGTGCGGGACGGACGCGGTGGACGTTCGGAATAAGGGAGCCTGACAGAGATTATCCAGTGACGATAATTGAGGCTGAGGGCTTTCTTAACCTCGTATCCGCGCCTGCGGTAACACTGAATCAGCCATTCGGCCTGTTCTTCAGTGCATGGAGGATGCTGGTACCAGTGGGTTTTAAATACGTGCGAATGCCGCCCCCGCTTAATGGCCGGGACGGCTTCAGAATTGTGGGATTTTATATGTTGCGCCATCGGGTTCTCCGGTGACACAGCAGGTGCCAGTTGTTCAGGCTGGCTGGATGATTTTAACCAGAATGCGATAAAAAGTGTATAAGACCATCACATATTGCATTCATGCAAAATGATTGTTACATAATATTACTTAATAAGTATAGGTTTTACCGTTTTATCATTAGAAGATTGTATGTCAGGAACCATAACAAAAATCAGCACAGGGGAAAATGTTCTGTCAGCAGCAATCCATCGCATTGAATGGTTGTTCGAAACGTTTAATGAGGTCTGCTTGTCTTTTTCTGGTGGCAAAGACTCTACTGTGCTTTTCCATCTTGTGGCAGAAGTCGCCAGTAGAAAAAAACGTCGTTTTTCGGTTTTATTCATTGACTGGGAAGCCCAATATCAGTGCACGATTAATCATATCCAAAAGATGAGGGAAATGTACCGGCATGTGACAGACAATTTTTACTGGGTAGCGCTTCCTCTGACTACGGTAAATGGCGTCTCTCAGTTTCAGCCAGAATGGATATGTTGGGAGCCAGGTGTAGAATGGGTTCGTCAGCCACCAGATGACGCTATTACAGATATGTCGTATTTCCCATTTTATCGGTATGCCATGACGTTTGAAGAATTTGTTCCGGCATTTTCTTCCTGGTTTGCCGGTAACCGATGTGGAGTGGGAATACTAACTGGTGTTCGTGCTGATGAATCGCTCAATCGCTTTATGGGACTGGTGTCTCAGCGCAAACTGAGATATGCAGATGATAAACCCTGGACCACCGCTTCACCCGATGGTTTTTACTACACCATGTATCCATTGTATGACTGGAAAACAAATGATATATGGACGTATAACTCAAGAACCCGCGCCATCTACAATCCCCTGTACGACCTAATGTACCGTGCCGGAGTGTCGTTACGCAACATGCGTGTTTGTGAGCCCTTTGGCCCGGAACAGCGTAAGGGGCTGTGGCTTTACCATGTTCTGGAGCCGGAAACCTGGGCCAGGATGTGTGAGCGAGTGTCAGGGGCTGCCAGTGGCGCTCTTTATGCCAATGAAAGCGGTGCCTATTTTGCTCTGCGTAAACGAATCACAAAACCGGCTCATCATACCTGGCGCAGCTACGCAATGTTCATGCTGGATGTTATGCCAGAAAGAACAGCAGAACATTACCGTAACAAAATTGCAGTCTACCTGCGCTGGTATCAGACGCGGGGCTTCCCGGATGATATCCCGGATGAACAGGAGAATGACCTGGGGAGCCGGGATATCCCGTCCTGGCGACGTATCTGTAAGACGCTCATAAAGAATGACTTCTGGTGCCGGACCCTCTCCTTCAGTCCGAACAAACCCCGGCACTATGAGCGTTATCTGCAACGAATGAAGGAAAGGAGGAAAGAATGGGGGATTCTGTGACGCCTGAGATGGATGTACTAAGCAACATGATTCGTCAGTACTTCAGTCGGGAACAGCCCGAAGAAGAGTCCATACGAGCCCTTAACCATCTGCGCGGGGTACTGCATGAAGTCAGTCCTTTTGCACAGGAGCCTGTAGACTGTGTGCTGTGGGTGAAAGCGGATGAGGTGGTAGCCAACGATTATAACCCCAATGTCATGGCACCAAGTGAGAAGAAACTGCTGAAGCAGTCACTGGAAAAAGATGGTTTCACACAACCGGTGGTGGTGTCAGAGGAGAAGAATCATTATCTGGTGGTGGATGGTTTTCATCGTCAGTTATTGGGCAGAGAATCAGTTACAGGAAAACGTCTGAGGGGCTGGCTGCCTGTAGCCTGTATTAATCCAGAGAGAAAAGGGCAAGCCGCACGCATTGCCGCAACCATTCGACATAACCGGGCTAGGGGGAAACACCAGATAGACTCAGTGTCTGATATTGTAAGAGATCTTTCACGCTTGGGATGGGCAGATGAACGCATTGGCACTGAGTTGGGTATGGATCAGGATGAAGTACTGAGACTTAAACAAATTAGCGGGCTAACTGAGTTATTTCAGGAAGTGGATTTCAGCCCGGCATGGACAGTTAAATAGCAAGCTCGACTTACTCCCGGCAAGGCAACAAAATGATAACTAATACAACTCAAGGGCGATTAATATCGCCCCTTTTACTGCTCAATTTTTGACCGATACATCTACTTGACTCTCGTTTTACTCCCCCCTTTTTACCCGATATGGAAATTCCCATATCGTAATGAATTCAGCTCCCCAGACGATCCATCAAAAGCACGACCAGGCAGTAAACACCCACAACAACAATAACGGCCAGAGCGCCTTCCATTGCCAGTGAGATATCATCCGACATATTCCCTCCTTTGGTGTGAATCCCGGCGAACGTTTTTACCCCCACCGACAAATAACATATATTAAAAAAGCGATAACCATAGCAACGCCTGTAATTGCAAATGCTTCAGGCCAGTTCATTGGCGCACCTCCTGCGGCGGTTCTGGTAGCGGCATCCAGCCGGTTACATTGCGGCTCTGTGTTTCGAAAAATTCATCACCATTACGGACTACATCAAAAAACTCACCGTCTCGATATTGCGCATAAAGAACGAATGCGCCATCACATAAAATAATTACGTGCTGACCATCATCCGGCATTCGCTCACTACAGCTTATCCAACCATCCGGAGTTACCGGATAGTTGGTTGACGTTTCCGAGATTTCCCGAAAATTATTGGTTGACGAACCCTTATTTTCCCGAAAGTTTCCAGCCTGAAGCATGGCGGCGCGGTGACACCAGATAATCCAGCCAAGCGCCATATCCCATGCCATGTATTCTCTATCGCCATTTTTTGCTCTGCGGCGATCTACAGATTCTCCGAAACGCTTCTCCATAAATAATTCATAGGCTGCTCGTTCATCCGATACTGCTGCCAGTGATGCCAGCGCAATCCGTGCCAGCTCTTCCGCTTCTTCTGCTGGAAGCACAACGTTGCTACCCGGTCCGTATGTTTCGCGCCAATGCTGGATTGTCAGCAGTCAATCTTTGGTAATAGTGGTCATGCCGCGTTTCCTTCTTTCTTATTAACAATTACACCGTCATATATTTCATTAAGGTGCCCTCTCAACTCCATGCGCCTTAATGCAGATAACATGTAATCGCATTCAACCTGCTTATTTCCAGTAAATGGCTTATCGTCAGGATTACCCCAACAGCAATTACCCCTGGGCCATCCATGTACTTTCCGTACTCTTCCGTTAACAACGTGAAGTAATCACCAGCCGGGAGGTAAATCCTCAACTGAAATAATTCCCGGCTCACTAATAAAGAATCGCCAGTCGCCCATGCCAAATGAGGGATTTTTACGGAAACGCTTTTTTCTATCTGCCAACAAGTCAGCACGAGAACACTTCGCCTCTATCAGGCATGATGCTGAATTTCTGAATCCCATAGCATCTGGCTGTTCTCCGGTACTGGTTACAGCAACAAAGCGGTCATGAAAGCAAACCTTGAACCCGTTGCGCTTAAGGAACTTGTACGCAATCTGACAGAGTTCGTGGTGTGTTAACGCCATATCACTCTCCTTTGATGCGAATGCCAGCGACGCGTAATGCGTGTTCTAGGTCAATCAGGTAAAGCCAACTGCCATTTTCTTTAGGTATCATGACTTGTCGCTCATCTGCATTTATCGGGTGTCCATATCGAAGGTCGTAGCGAGTCGGTAATTGAACTTCCCGCGCTTCCAGTTCAGCAATACGCTTGCTCCCATCAGAGATAACGCCTTCGTAATACTCACGCTGCTCGTTGAGTTGTGATTTTGCTTCTTCCAGTCCATCCAGCAAATCAGCGATAATATCCGCTTCCCGATGACGGATGTGACGCTTAAACGCCGCTAAAGCTGCATCACAATCCTGTTCAGCGTTTGGACTGTCTGGCTTTTCCTGATACCACGCCAGCGTCGATTGATAGTTTTGTGCTACCTCACGCAGTGCCTGATAGTCAATCTTGCTCACTGGCTGCCTCCTTTGCCGGGATTTCTAACTTTTGAGTGGTTGTATCAAATTCAAACAACTTAACCACGTCATCAAACAGGACATAATCACCATCAGGATCTTCAGTCATATCAGCGCCACAATCCTGACCGCACGAGTCGCAACCACCCATATCAAGCTCGTATCGCTTCAGGTTCGCGATATTTGATAAATTCAGCGCCAGTACAGCCAGATCATTAACCTCGTCTGCGGTATACCCTGCACCATGTCCATACATTCCAATGCGGGATATGATTTCTTCTACACGTTGTTTTGTGATCGTCATTTTTCTCTTCACTCCGATATACAAGGATTACTACGCCCCCTCTGCTGATTGCGCGAGCTGGATCTCCTGGTTCCATACCGTCAATCCCGAAGGCTTCGAAAAATGCATCCATTGCCTGCTGGCGTTGATCCTGCCTACGGCGTTTATTCCATTTTTTCATGAACAACAGTGACATCCATCGTCCGCTGCAGAACATGATGTAGAAATAACCAAGAAGTGCCAGGCCGGTATTCAGGGCCGTATCAATCGTTATCGCCGGGTCAATATTCACTGACCACCTCCTGAAAAATAACCGCATGACCCAGTTTCTCCGTCAGTGCCAGCTCAGTCCTTGCACCTGCCGACTGCTGCCAGCCTTTCAGTATGTAAACCGCATCCACGCAACGGAGCATTGCCATGCAAATATCCATGTAGTGTGGCTGAGTCAGCCCGTCCGGAAGCACAGCCGGATTTAAAACGGTATGCCCTTCCCGTTTCAGCGCCTCTGCCGCCTTGTGAAATGCCTCGCGGTTAAAATTTTCATATCCCGTCATCGGACCGGCGATATAAATCCTCACTCCTGAAGCCTCCTGTCGAAATAAACGTAGTTATTCACTGCGCCCAACTTCATCCCAAACTTTTCGGCAATTTCCCGTCGGGGTACGCCACGCTGATGCAGTTGCCGCGCCAGCTCAATATCACGCTGTGAGAATTTGGCTGACTGGTGATAATCACCCCGTAACATCATGCTGATCCCCAGTTCCCGCGCTTTCGTCCTGACGGCTGACTCACTACGGCCAATCAGATAACCGATGCTTTCGACTCTCATCGTTCCCGCACACTGCCGGAGTATCAGGATTTCAGCCCAACGCCACTTCTTCCAGCCACTCACCGCTGCTGCTCTCTGGTGGCGGTAATATCCCGGAGAATATCCCTGTGTTTGTTCAGTTCCCGCAGCGCAGCACAGACTCGCTCCCACTTCTGGACATCACTTTTCGCCCGACGCAGTTCGCGGTTTGCCATATGCAGCGATGGTAAAACCAGGTCATCCGCTTGCGTTTCGGTGAACAGTGGCAACGACTGCACAATGTCCACCACAGTTTCTGTTTTAATATCTTCCTGTGTAGTCGTTTGCTGGACTGGTAACGCAACACCTGCTGGCTGAGGAAGGGCTTTACCATCCGTTTCCGCTACAGATGCGGCTTTCGGCTCTACTGGTAAATTATCGCCCGGCATGCAGTAACGAAATTTACCGCCCTGATTCACGCGAATCAGACGCCCTTTGCTGATTGCCATTGCCAGCGATGAATTCGCACGGCGGGAGGTAATTCCGAACATCAATGCCAGCTCATCCGCCGTTTGTGGGCCATGTTGTTCAATCGCCTCTGTCAGCATTTGCGCCGTCACTTTTGGTGGTTGTATCACAGATTCACTTTCCCCAGCCTGAGTCAGCCACCACATCGCCCCCCTGTTATCCGCTTCACCACGGCGTTTCAGTTTCCACAGTTCGTTGACAGCCTCTTCACGACTGATTCCAAGGCGCGCAGCCACCACATGTGAAGAGGCTTTTTTCAGTGCTTTCAGTGCGTCAGATACGGTTTCCATTAAAATTTCCTCCGGACAAAATTACTTCACAACCCTCATATTGCTGACATTTGGACGCCAGCTATCCCAGTTAAACGTCACCCATCGACCACCGTTCATGGTCATGCGGTCCATAATCCTCTCACCAAGAAGCGTACTCATTGCGGCATGATTCAGGTTTGTTAACATCCCAACACTGCACAGTGATGCTGTCCGGCGATCAATTATCTGGTGCAATACCACCTGCTCGTTTTTCGTCTCCCGCTGGACGCCTATTTCATCCAGGACCAGCAAATCAACCCCGCAAAGCTCCTGTAAAAATTTTTCCCCGGATTTGCCGTTGTCGTAGCTGTCATGCAACACGCTCATGACGTCAGACACGGTGACGATAATCACGCTGCGCCCCTTCACCATCAGCCGGTTGCCCATCGCCGCTGCAAGGTGATTTTTCCCGGTGCCGGTTTTACCGCTGAACACAAAATTCGTGCACCCGGTCATCAGTTCGTCAGCTATGGATTTGGCCTAGCTCAGCGCGTATTTTTGCCCGTCGTTCTGCACCTGATAATTTGCAAACGAGCATTTGCTGTGCAGAGGCTGGATGCCCGAACGATTCAGGATTTTTTCCACCCGCAACTGGCGATTCTGGCGGTTAATCTCCTCGCTGCGTTTTCGTCCTTCAGCAAGTTGCCATTCCCGCCACTCCTCCACCGTCCGGTACGGTGGAACCGCCCCCAGTGGTGCAAGTCTGCGAATACATTCAAGAACCCCAACTGCCGCAATGTTTTTCATGCCACATCACCCCCTGAATCCCGGCGGTATTTCAGTGTCCGGTTCAGAAATGTGATTTACGCAACGCTGCGCGGGCGAACGCCCCAGGCGGATAACCAGTTCATCCCATTTTTCCCTGAGTTTTGCCGGACTCATGATGTTTTTTACCCAGAACGAATCCCGCTGGACACGCCCAAACATTTCACAAATCTGCCGGTGACTACGTCCATCCAGCATACGCATCATGCGCACATCATTCGCCCAGGTCGTCCAGTTAGGTTCTCTGGGGCGTGACACCTCACCATCATCACTGGCGGCCTGTTCATACAACGCCACAACCCGTCCCCAAATCCACTGCGCACAGGCGACATCCTCACGGGTACCCCACTGTCGCTTCGGTACATTCCAGGTATGCGCATCTGGGTGTTTCTCCAGAAATCGCTCAACTGGTGATGATCGTTTTTCGTCCGGCAGTGAAACGTCCGGACAAGAAGATCTTTTATCTGACGGATCAGGTTTTAATACTGACGGATCGGGGTCAATCATCGCCCCCCTAATACGCAGTTTTTTATCAACCGTTGATCCATCAACATTTGACGGGTCAACCGTTGAGGGGGCAATATTTGACGGGTTAACTGTTAACGGGTCATTTTTTGCCGGGCTAATTTTTCTTTTCGGTTTATATGCCTCACGCGCCGCAGTTGCAGCTGCTTCGAGTTTTTCCACATTAAGCCGATAGATATTGCTTACGTTACGCCCACCGACCTTACGCTCTTCCTTCGTCAGCCAGCCCTCTTTCGCCAGTTCTGCAATAGCAGATTTAACGGTGGATTCACTTCTTGCACCGATCTGACGCCGGATAGTTTCAATGGCAGGCCATGACACGCCCTCGTCATTGCTGTAGTCTGCAAGACGGGCCATAACCGCCACCCTGGATAAGATCATGCCGGTGAAGGCGCACCCTTCCCAGACAAGACCATGAAGCTTGCTGCTCATAACCCCCCCGAACACCGTGCTTTTAGTGCATCACCACAGCATTCCCTGCCGGGCCGCCGCGATTCATCTGGTCATACAAAACAACCGCTGACGCAACAAAATCATCGACATCCTTCACCAGCCGATCCCTCCGTTCGACGATCTCACGGTAATATTCAGAACTGTGGCTGCGCATACGGGCCACCAGCAAAGGCGGCATCGCCTTTTCGATCGCCGGTAACAGAGCCTGCATTTTTTCAACAGCATCAGGGGTGTCTTTATCCAGCCAACGGAAAATTTTCTGTGTATTACGGGCCAGGGCTTCCGGATGGCTGTCGTCGTACAGTTCAGGGAATGTCATCCCCAGTTCGAAATAAGTCCGGGCTATTTCAGCTGCAGGAACTTTCTCACCGTCCGGATAGGCCCAGGCATTGATCGCCATGCGGATGTGCTCATGCTTGATTTTCATGAATCAAGCTCCTAGAAAGTGGTTGTGTTAACGTTTTGGTATCTTCCAGCTCAGGCCAAATATTCATCCAATCAAAAGGCCTTAGTTGCTGACGTGTAACTTCACCATTACTGGCTCGCTCAATAAGGACACATAACGATGCCCCTAACACTTGGCCTTTACTCAATGCCTTTCTTAGATAACCGATGCTGGTACCACACTCGCATGCAAACATACGCTGTTCATCTGACGAAAGAGAATTGAGAAATATTCTTAATTCTTCCATAGCTACTCCTTAGTAAACACAGCAAAGAATACCTATAGGTAAACAAAAGTCAATACCTTTGGGTTGTTTACCTTACGGTAATCACATCTATTATTTACCTATGGACAAATATGAATTTAGACGACAGCAGCTCATCAAAATTCGTGATGAGAAATGCGATGGTAAAGCGGTTAACGTAGCCAGAAAGATCGGTCGCGAGCCTTCTTATGTATCAAGAATGTTGTACCCAGAGGGGAAAAAGGGAAAAAAACGGATCGCTGATGATATGGTGGAGATTATCGAAGAGTCCTTTGGGTTACCCCGAGGATGGATGGATGGTATCGTTTCATCATCAACGAACACAGCCTCCAATTATGAAACAAGGGTTCTAACGCCACGACAACGTATTTTTTTAGATCTCTTAGACGAGCTGCCAGAAAGTGAAGCGGATAACTTATTAAAAACTCTTGAAGAGAAAAAACAGTATTACAATATGATCTACGAAGAAATCCGTAAAAAGAAAGCACAAAACGCATCATAACTCACCAAACAACCAGTCACCAGTTAAGACGCCTGAAAAAAAAGTTACCCATGGGTATTTACTTTTTGGATACCCGTGGGTATACTTCCTTTCATACCAACCCACTCCGCCCCACAGAATGCAGGGCAATACCTCGAGTTACCCGGCAGTGGTCAGGGGTTAAGTAGCCAGCCCGAGGCGTATGAACATGACGGCGGGAACACTTTGTATAACAGCGCAGCAGGTTTTTAGTTCCGCTACCCGGCGTTAAGGGTAAATGGGGTCAACATGGATACTATCGAGCTTGGCAACAACGAATCTCTGGTGTGCGGAGTATTCCCCAACCAAGACGGCACGTTTACCGCGATGACGTATACCAAAAGTAAAACGTTTAAAACCGAAGCTGGCGCGCATCGCTGGTTAGCCAGAAACGCTAACTGATTAGCGCCAGTAAAAACAGGTTTCCACAGGTTAATTTACCCTGAAAAGTCAGGGCATAACACGAAAGCGCACGGCGAGATTCCTTTGCATATAAGGTTAGATTTCTTCGACCGTGCGCTTCCGGTTGTGGCAATCCGCGAAATGGCGCGGCGGTAAGTATGGCGGGGTTATTCCTTCCCCCGTTGAGGACACCGGGTTGTCAGGTTGACCATACGCTTAAGTGACACCCCAGCCACAACAACCTCTGTTATCACTTTTCTGGTGATTCGGCGGAAATGAATATCCGCCCTTTTTAAAGTGAATTTTGTGATGCTGTGAATGCGGCTATGCGCACGCGGAACAGTTAAAGCAGTAAGGCGGTCTTTTACTGGCGTAACGAGCATCAACTAACCCGACGTTAATTGTTAACTGGTTAACGTCACCTGGAGGCACCAGGCGCTGCATCACAAAATTCATTGTTGAGGACGCGATAATGGAAACGTTATTACCAAACGTTAATACGTCTGAAGGTTGTTTTGATATTGGTGTTCTGCTCAGTAATAAAGCGTTTACTGAGGATGCCATTAATATGCGGAAATATGAGCCTTATCTGCTCAATGATAATTCCATTCTTTCCCGAATTGCCCTTATTAAACTTGGTATTTTCGGAGAACGTCAATGACTTCAGCATTTGCACTGGTGATGACGGTTTTTCTTATAACGGGTGAATCACAGAATGTGATTACCGGAATTTATGCCAGTAAAGAATCCTGCCTCCAGGCAAGAGACGAGCAAAAAATTTCTGGTGAATGCCTACCGGTAAAAAAAGTATCGCTGTACCTGAATAACGAAACACCGGCTGGATAACCCGCCAGCCATATTAACGCCATACCAACGGATTAAAAATGCCAGCAATGGCAGGGATTCGTTCACCCTGAAATCTGTAATGAGGTTAAAACACAATGAATAAAATCTTTATTTGCGCTGCTATTCCTGACGAACAGGCCATAGAAGAAGATAGCGCTGTTGCGGTGGCCACTGCCATTGAAGCCGGTGATGAGCGTCGCGCACGCGCAAAATTTCACTGGCAATTTCTGGAGCAATTCCCGGCAGCTCAGGACTGCGCTTATAAATTTATTGTCTGCGAGGATAAACCCGGTATACCCCGCCCTGCCCTCGATTCCTGGGATACCGAATATATGCAGGAAAACCGCTGGGATGAGGAGTCTGCGTCCTTTGTCCCGGTCGAACCCGAATCCGAACCGATGAACGTCACTTTTGACAATCTGGCCCCTGAAGTACAGAACGCCGTCATGGTTAAGTTCGACGCATGTGAAAACATCACTGTTGATATGGTGATTAGCGCTCAGGAATTGTTGCAGGAAGACATGGCAACATTCGACGGCCATATCGTTGAAGCGTTGATGAAGATGCCAGAAGTTAACGCCATGTATCCGGAGCTTAAGCTGCATGCCATCGGGTGGGTTAAGCATAAATGTAAACCTGCTGCTAAATGGCCCGAAATTCAGGCAGAGATGCGCATCTGGAAAAAACGTCGCGAAAGTGAACGCAAGGAAACCGGGAAATACATATCTGTCGTTGATATCGCCCGTTCCAGAGTAAACCAACAGAACACTGAAAACGCTGCTGAAAAAACCGGGGCTGTCACTGTTGCCGTTCGCCGCGAATACAAACAGACATGGAAAACACTCGACAATGAACTGGCCTGCGCCCTCTGGCCCGGTGATGTGGATGCAGGAAACATTGACGGTACCATCCATCGCTGGGCGACAAATGAGGTTATCGACAAGGATCGCGAAGACTGGAAGCGTATCTCAGCATCAATGCGCAAACAGCCCGAAGCACTTGCCTATGACCATCAGACTATTTTTGGCCTTGTTCGCGAACGTCCGATCGATATTCACAAAGATCCCGTTGCACTGAACAAATATATCAGCGAATACCTGACGACAAAGGGCGTGTTTGAACATGAAGAAACAGACCAGAGCTCTGCTGATGCTCTCCAGTCACCAGCAGCACAAACTGCTCCAGTGGAGACGGCAGAATCCGATACTCAAAAAAATGAAATCCTGGTGGAAGCTGAACCATCTGTAGAGCGTGAAGGACCATTTTATTTCGTCTTTACCGATAAGGGCGGGGAAAAATACGGCAGGGCAAACAAACTTTCTGGTCTGGACAGGGCGCTGGCTGCCGGCGGTACCGAAATCTCAAAAGAAGAATATTTTGCCCGAAAAAATGGCACATACACGGGCTTACCGCAAAATGTGGATAGCACTGAAGATTCCGAACAACCAGAGCCGGTAAAAGTTACCGCTGACGAAGTAAACAAAATGATGCAGGCAGCCAATATCAGCCAGCCTGACGCCGATAAATTGCTTGCTGCATCACGTGGTGAATTTGTTGAAGGGATTAGCGACCCGGATGATCCGAAATGGGTGAAAGGGATCCAGAGTCGCGACGCTGAGGACCAGAATCAGCCCAACGTGAAACAAAATGAGCCAGAAGCGGAACAAAACAGCCCGGATACGCAACAAAACGGGCCAGAAGAACAACAACCAGAACCAGCAGTGCAACAGGAACTGGAAAAAGTTTGCACCGCATGCGGTCAGACCGGTGGCGGCAACTGTCCTGACTGTGGTGCGGTGATGGGGAACGCAACCTACCAGGAAACATTCGATGAAGAGAATCAGGCTGAAGCTCAGGAAAATGATCCGGAGGAAATGGAAGGCACTGAACATCTGCACAAGGAGAACACTGTCAGCGATCAGTATCACGCCAGCGATAATAAAACTGGCGAAACAGCAAATCCCTTAATTAAAGTGAACGGTCATCATGAAACCACATCCACCAGCAGGTTGTGGCACCATCTGATGATTAACCTTGAAACAATGGGAAAAAATCCTGATGCGCCAATAAACGCTATAGCCGGTAAGTTTTTTGATCCGGCAACCGGAGAGATGGGGCCAGAATTCAGCAAAACTATCGATCTGGAAACCGCAGGCGGGGTCATCGATCGGGACACCATTAAGTGGTGGCTGAAACAGTCACGCGAAGCACAATCCGCCATTCTGACCGATGAAATCCCGTTGGATGATGCACTGCTGCAATTCCGGGAATTTATCGACGAAAACTCCGGTGAATTTTTTGTTCAGGTCTGGGGTAACGGTGCAACTTTCGACAACGTGATTTTACGCCGTTCATATGAACGGCAGGGGATCCCCTGCCCGTGGCGTTACACCAATGATCGCGATGTAAGAACGATGGTTGCTCTGGGACTGGTGATGGATTTCGACGCAAGAACGACTATTCCATTCGAAGGTGAACGCCATAACGCGCTGCACGATGCGCGTTACCAGGCAAAATACGTTTCAGCCATCTGGCAAAAACTGATCCCGAGTCAGGCTGATTTTTAATGTTCAACCCCGGTCGTCGCCCGCAAGCTATAGTGGCGGCGACCATGATTAGCGAACAACTCTCATGGCAAGACTTATTCTTCTCACTGAGTGGGCAAAAGAGGAATTCAGTGACCCGGTCCCGACTCCGGGCACGTTAAGTAAATACGCTAAAGCCGGAATGATATTTCCTCTCCCCAAAAAAGTTGGAAGACACTGGCGAGTGGATCCTCGAGCTCGCTTTGTCGGAATGGTAAACAAGCCGGAAGTGATCGCCACAGATCACCCTGCTTTGAAGAGGATACTGGAAGATGGCGCGCCCACGAAAATATAAAACTGAAGTTCCGGGATTATCTCCGTATTTTGACAAAAGAAATAACAAAGTTTACTGGCGTTACAGGCATCCCATAACAGGAAAAAATCACGGACTCGGCAGTATTGACCAGAAACAGGCAGAAGCTCTTGCAGCAGAAGCGAACAGCCGTCTTGCCAGGCAACAAATGGAACAAATGCTCAGTCTGCAGGAGAAAATTATTAGTGATACCGGTAGTCCATCAACCGTTTCTGCTTTTCTGAATAGTTACCGAAAAATTCAACAGGAAAGATATGAAAACGGAGAGATCAAACTCAACACACTGAAACAGAAAGCATCCCCTCTCAGAGTATTTGATGAACGTTTTGGTACCAGACCATTAGATGCCATAACCGTAAAAGATGTGGTATCGGTGCTGGAAGATTACAAGGCAAAAGGACATAACAGAATGGGACAAATTTTCAGGAAAGTACTGATCGATGTTTTCCGGGAGGCCCAGCAAACGGGCGATGTCCCGCTAGGCTTTAACCCTGCAGAATCGGCAAAAAAACCACAGGTACGGATATCACGGCAACGACTGACCTTTGATGAGTGGATGATGATTTATAATGCAGCGGAAAAGGATGGTTACTTTTTACAGCGTGGTATGCTGCTGGCACTGATGACAGGCCAGCGCCTTTCAGATATTTGCAAAATGAAATTTTCGGATATCAGGGATGGTTATCTTCATGTCGAACAGCAAAAAACAGGAACCCGGATTGCCATCCCTCTGGCTCTGCGTTGCGATAAATTAAATCTCACCCTGGATGATGTGGTGTCATCCTGTCGCGATTGCGTTCTTAGTCCGTGGCTATTGCACCACCATCATGCTAAAGGGACAGCTAAGCGCGGCGGGATGGTTAAGCCAGCAACGTTAACCGTTGCATTTAAAAAAGCCCGGGATTCTGTGGATTACAACTGGCGTGCTAATGGCACCCCACCCTCTTTCCATGAGCAGAGATCTTTATCAGAACGATTGTTCAGAGAACAGGGAATTGATACCAAAATTTTGCTGGGCCATTCGAATCAAAAAATGACCGATATTTACAACGACGCACGCGGTAAGGAATGGAAAAAACTGGTCATTTGA